TAGCTTGTGACAAATCAAACTCTTCTGGTACCTCACTACCATCTAAGGCTATTATCTCATAAAGCCCCTCTGTCGGGCTAAAGCCCCTCTGTCGGGCTAAAGCCCCTCTGTGCTCCCTCGCTTCGCTTCGGTCGCACACCAAATTTCCGTTTACAAACAAATTAATCTTCATGTTTATTGTTTTTTAAATATTTCGCAACACTATCCATTACACACTCAACACACCAACCTAAAAGGTATGCAAAGTGCTCATCCTGCCCATTTTCATATCCCATAGAAATATCACAATACCCAAATACATTACAAGCATAATGGATAGATTCATGAGCAACAGTTCTCACCCCTATACCATCGTTGGATAACCAAATAAGTACACCTAAATGGTTTGTACTTTTTTCCCTTACAAAAATAGTCATGCCATTACATCTCTTAATTTCATCTTTGGATGTATCTATCGGGTCATGATTAAGTTTGGTGAATTTTCTATATATTTTTCCCCATTGATCATCCCCCACTGCAACATACAGTTTAAGGGGATATATTTTAGGATCGTATTTTGTTATCATCGCAAAATGTCTTTTAGTAATATATCGGAATGCTCTTCTTTAGGTTTAGATTCTTTGAATCTATATATAAAGCCACTTGCATCCTTGTTAGCTTCCTCATATAAATCTTCTGTAAGAGAAGCCTTATACAACTTAACTTTCTCTTCAAAATGATAATCAAGTTTAGGTTGGTCCATTATTACTGCCTGTATATAACTCCATGAATATTTCCATAGCAAAGCCCAGTCCTTGATTATCATCAATCCTCCGAATAGTCTTAAATCTCCTCTGAATTGGGGGAAATCTTTTTGGATAGATCCTCGTGAGCCGATTTTGCATCGAGAGATAATTTCATGGCATCCTTCTTGCTTAATGTCGCTGTCGTATCTATCAAGAACGCTAAACGGATTGTATTTGTAAAAAAATCACTTACATTAGCCCCCTCCACGATGGCTTCTATCAACGGAGTTAGTTCCTTATGGTCATAGTGCCTGCTTAACCACCAAGCGTATATACGTCTTGCAAAAGGAATTATCTCAAAAAACCAATAGTTATTCAATACTCCTGCCGCTGCAACTTTGTACGGAATAGATGCGTCATTTTTCATAATTGCAATCATTTCCTTTTTTGCTGTATCTGGATTGATAATATCACGTATCAGCAGCTTATCCACAATATAGTCATATGCACCCAGTCTAAGACCACGCACCTTGAATTTCTTATTGCCAACCATAACCTCTTTGTATTTATGAGTGGCAAACTTCTGCATCTTTATCTGATCATCTAAGTCAGGTTGTTTCCAGTTGAATATTCCCATTTTTAAACTAACTTGAACGGTTTAATCATTAATTTTCCTTTCACATCTACCTTCGATATGTTCTTTGGCGTATTTGTATAAACGAACACCTTGGTATATTTAGACGATACAATATCAAGTTTGGCATCGTCAATCAAAGAAACGTGTACTATGCTGTTGTCAAGCGCAACAAGGCTAACATGGCTATTATCCTTGACATACATTTCTCCTATACCGAAATCGTTGAATGTGACAACACAATCACACGAACCATTAAAAATAGACCATTTAGGATTGCTTATGAAAAGATTGGTATCATCAACAAAGATATTAAACTTCTCCCTAACACCAGCAAACTCCTTCTTGATTATTTCATTTGACGGGAACCTGTTAAATAGGCAGAAGTCAATGCCTCTGATATATTTCTCGCATAATTCATATTTGTCCGGGTTTCCCCATCCATTTGTCCATTCCTTACACAGTCCAAGGCTTATAGCTTTTAGCTTTAATTTATCAGACAATTCTTTATCTGTCATGGTGTTAATTTTTACAGCAAAAATACAACAAAGGTTAATAAAAATCAAATACAATCAGTTAAAAAACAATAAAAGCCGGACAAAATGCCCGGCTAATAATCCATCACCCCATATACATCATTTACCCAAATTGTCAAGTTCGAGAACCATCATGGTTTTCAAATACTGAGTATTAACTTCCAATGCTGTCACAGTAACGGAGAATCCAAGGTATCCTGCGTTACTTGGAGCACCTGTGAAGCTGACAGCCCATGATGCCTTCGGGAAGAAGATCATACGGTCACCAGTACCGTTGATAATACCGATAGGACGTACAAACTGCTTGAATGAGCTTGCACCAAACGCTTTCAACTTCTGAGTAGCACCTTTCCCAAAAGCGTCAATGGTATCAGTTAAACTATTCAGTTCCAACTCAGCCTTTGCTTCATTTCCTTGCGTAAAAAAAGCGAAAGCAGCTTTTGATGTAGACATACCTGTAAAGGTAAATGCCATAGTACCCGGTGTGATATTTTGGAATACGGTAGCACCCTGCTCGTTCTTTGTTTCAGAAGTGTCAGCGTCAGTACCAGCGGATTCCGTAGTACCAGATTCAATATTCGGAAGAATCTTCGGATTACCAAAACTTGAATATTGAGTACTATCAGTGATTTCAATCGCATCAAATGTCAAAGCAGCCGACTGCCCGTTCAAGTAAGCAGGGCTGGTGTCTAAATTTACTCGTGCCATTCTATTTTCTGTATTTAAAAAGTTATTGTTAATTGTTGAAAACGTATCTACCGATGCGCCTCCACTGTTTTTTCTCACGTTTTTCATGCGGCTAATCCTTTGAAATGTCAACATTCAACAGGACGGACATATAATAGAACCCAACCCCGTCAAACATTGGTGGTAAAACATTAAATATCTCGAAATGAAGCTGCACAGTCTTTTGAGGGAACAGTTCTACCATCTTTTCACTCAACGCATCCATGACAGACGGATATATGTTCCCAGGCAATGCCCTTACAAACAGAGTAACCGTAGCCATTGTTTCGCCTTTCCCGAAGTGACCGTAAGGGCCGCCCTCGGTATTGCTTACAATTCTTGTATTGTTGTTTACGACAATAAAACTAGTTACCTTATCATCAACACTTGCAGGACGCTGTACCTTATATACATCGTCAGCAATCTTCTTGTCCAATACAATATTGTACAAGGTGGTATTTATTGTTGAAGGATTAAAGTAGCCCATAACTTCACTTAAAATATTTGTTTAACATATTAGCTGCAATTTTCTTAAAAACCACAGTATATTTGCCCCCTTTTAAATCTGTCTTTGTCTTAATCCAAGAATCTGAAAGAACATTCAACAAATGATAGTTCTCCACATACTTGGCATAATACATGACAGCAGCGACAACCAGTTCATATTTTTCAGAACCATCGGATTTATAACTGTTGAAGAAATCTTCGGCAAGTTCACGCCCCCAATACTCGACATTGTTACGTTTCCTAGGCTCATTTGCAACTTTCGTTGCATTTGCCCACACAATCTTCTTTAGGACTCCATCTTTGTAAATGCCACAGCCATAACTATCTTCAAGATTGAAAGTTTGGTTGGTAAATCCCTCCATGTCTTTTATATCATCCATGATATTCGTAGCGATATCTTCCATGAACTGCATGATAGAAGCATCCAAGGCAAGCTGGACATTACTACCAAACTCTTTCAATACTTTATCGTTGTTATTTGCCTGCATTTTTTATACTTGTCTTTCTTGTTACTGGTTTACTCAGTTTCTCAATCTGCTTTTTTAATAAATCTCGATCATCTTTTGCGCATTTCAACTCGTTTTTGATATTGTTCATCTCATTATAAAGCTCCTGTATCTTCTGATAAGCATCATGAAGAGATTGCTGATAACTCAATATTTCTTCCTGTGCCTTTTTCAACTGAGCACCCTGAATAGCAAACCCCTTTTCAAGATTGTCCAAGGTAGAAGAATCAATTTCAGTTTCCATCTTTTCCTTCTTCTGCTTAAACATTAACATTGAAGTTAGAAGGGTTATGCCATTTGTACCCAACAAAGCAAGTATTATTTCCGTCCAATTGATTGTCATAGTATTCTAGTTTTCTATTTGGTTAAAGTATATCACCGTACCAAATTCCATATTGTTAAATGGAGGTTTCTTTATCTCACGCCAACTATTGCTGTTGTCCGAAAACGGATGGTTGAAATTCTGCCAATCCAACAGACACCCGGAAGGTATGGTTACATCGTTATCTTCTAGGTAGGCGGCATATTCGGATTTATCAACATCATTCGTTTCCGAACCAGTATCCTTTTCCTGTATGTTTGCCCTTCCTTCGTATATCATCTCCCAATACGGGGTGGTATGATATTTATCCGAACTGTTCTTGTTCTGATAAATTCTCACCATATCAGGAAACATATCCTCACCTAAAATACTCTTTCCCATACTACCATCTTAATCTAGTTATTTCAACATCAGTTCCAACATCCAAATTCAAACCCCATTTGGCGTATAAATCCTTTGCGCGTTGTTCCAATCTTTTCTTGTCATTGATAGAAATAGTCTTGCTTGTGTCAGTAATTGACCAGTTACCTGCCTTTTTCGTCTTTCCCTGTATGGTTGAAGGGGCAGTACAAACAATGAGCAACAAATCGGCATAAGCCAAATCCTTCTTCATCTCAGACGTTTCACGGCTGTCATCAGACAAACGGAATCCCCATTTCTGGGCAACACTGATATACGATGTGTTTTTCAACTCATAGTCAATCTGTGCTTTCAGATATTCACGCATAGACATATAAAAATATGCTTCCACCTTCATGTTACCCTTTGCTGTTATCTGAGGTGTAACCTGAATAGTGTACGGATTATCCGAAACTTTCAGCCTATCTTCCGGCTTCAATGTTTCATTGTCAGCAATAAGCCAGTATCCGAACTCTACACTTTCTTCGGGAATAGCTTGGAGCGTGAGAGTATCTCCAATGAAATACTCCCCTGCGCCCTTTGCTGTGCCTTCGCCATTTATATCAATAATAACCTTCATGGTTCAACTTTTTACAATCCCGTATTTGACTGTTCGTCAACCTTCATGATGATAAGGTTGTTCGGATTCTTCATCACAGGACACGCCCACAATTCACCTGAACTCTTTTCTGCATACGGTTCAGAAGAATACTGATGCAAGAATGCGATACGTCCGCCTTCCAAAGAGGAAATACGTACAGCCGGGTTGGTATCCTGCAAATACATTGACGGTGAGTTCTTGATACGGAAGAACTGACCGCTCTGAACAAGAACAACGGCGTTCTTTTCAAAAGACGGTTTGGCTTCCTCAATCACGCCAAGTTTGTTCCATTTTGATTTTTCCTCAATAGGGATAATCACAGGAATAGAGAACACCTTCATCAGCACATCAACAATTTCCTGATTGTTCATAGGATAGATTGTAGTAGATGCTGCGGCAGGAACAAGACGTGCCTGTACTGCTGCTGTCACTTTCGGGTGCATCAAGAAATTATCATACAAATCCTTTGACATTTCAAAATGATCGTATGGTACACCGTCATTATCGGCAATCTTGCACATTCTTTGAAGGTCTTTAATAGGATCTGCATTTTCGTTCGGTGTCCAGTCTGTATCGCTAAACCATTTCTGTTTTAACGCTTTCAACTTATGTTTTGCAGGAACACGATAGTCGATCTGAACAGGAATTGAGTTAGTGCCACTGGCTGTATAGTTAAGCATACCTGTAGAAAGAGCCTGATAAGTCATACAGTTCAACTCGGTATGGAAGCCTTGGATACACGCTTCCATCTTTGTGAACCACTTCTCACGGATCTTGTCAAGCAATGCACCTTGCGGAATGTCAAGTTCATAGAACTCCTGAATATCGGTTTCCATAAACTGAATGGCGTGACCCATCTTCGGAATACGGCCCGAATACCATTCAAATCCCGTAGTGTCCATAATAGGCTTTTCAGCCAAAGGAGCCAGCATTACAGGACGGGTAGCCTGTGTGTATTCGTCAACCATGACATTCCATGATTTACTCATCTGAGGAACATCCCAATCTCCGTAGCTTCTCCAGTTTTCGTTATCAAATTTCTGATTGGCATAATCCATAAGTTCCTGCATCTCCCCAGAGAAATGCCAATCATAGAAACTAAATGTCGATCTTTGCATAAAACGAAAAAATTTAATTAGTTATACAATGTGTAACGGAAAACGCAAGGATATGATTCATCATCCTTCATCGCCTTTTTGATTGCCGAAGCTACGGGCGGAATGCGTTTTTCCAAAATCTCACTTGTCACCATCCATGCACCGTTGAAAGGATAGAGAGTGGCACCGGGAATGGTGTCAACATCATAAGGCAGGATAGCATTGGGAATAACCTTGATTTTTGCGCTAGCACTAGCTTGTGTAACTTCAACCAAAATATCGGTCAATTCCAATTTACCTGCATCCCCAGACAATGTAAGGATGTCATATTCGTCATGAGACGAATCAATAGCGTTAATGATATAACCAGTTGTAGTACCTGCGGCAGTAGTAGGTGCTTTACCGACAACCATGCCAACCTTGGCAACTGTATTACCCATGATTTTTTCAACTTTTACCGTAGCACCAGAATCCGATTTCTCGTATATTCTGAATGAATAGTGAATGTCACCGCCATTCTGCTTTGAGGAATCACATTTAATCATGGTACCAGCCGGAAGTTTGTTCCCAACTGTAGGCATACGTTCTACTGAAACGTTACATCCTACCAACAGTACGTGCAAAGACGTATCATTAGAAAAGATATGTCTTGCGCCACCAATCTTACTATAACTTGTTGCAAGAACTCCTGCTTTCATAATTAAAAAAACTATTTGTTAATTTTACTGTAATATCGGCTGACAATGTTGTTTTCCTTGTTAGCCTTATCTTCTTCTCTCTTTCTATCTATGAATGACTTTACATCGCTAGAACCACCCTTGTCAGAGATAAAAGGATTAATGCCATCCTTTGTGTATTTAGTACACGTTTCATTGTACTTTCCCTGTATTTTCAGAAGAATGCTTGTATCTTCCTCTTCGGGCGAAATCTGAATGTTCTCAAAAATGATGTTGCGCAACAACTCGTTAGGCATACCCGCTTCCGGGCGTTTAATCAAATCAGACAGCTTCTTGCGCTTTTCAGTTACAATCTGCTTCTGCTTTTCCTCCTGCTCTTTAGCTTCAAAATCTTTCTTGAACTTTTCAAACTCTTCAAGTTTAGCCTTGACATCATCGGGCAACTCAAACTGTTTCTGTTCGGATGATTGTTGTTGTTGTTGTTGTTGTGACGAATGTGATTTTTCCCATTCCTTTTTCAAGTTGGATATCTCCTGTTCCTTGATTGTATCCCACTCTTTGCGCTTATCAGACGCAAACGCTCTTACCTGACCTGCCACAGTGTTCTTTAAATGATTCACAACACTTTCATTCCAGAACTTTTCCGCATTTTCCTGCGGTGCGAACGCTGAGAACTCATTAATTGTCTGTTCGATTGTACGATCTGTAATAACGGAGCTACTTTCTCCCAACGCATTCTTGATACCTTCAAAAATGACTTTTACATTTTCATCCATATACTATTTATTTTTTTTTATGTGATTCATGCACAAGACCTTTGCGCACAGTAAGTACCTCTTACCGATGCAAATGTAGTTAAAAAATGTGTATAAGCAAAAAAATGTTTAAAAAAACATTATATTTGCGGGATACATAGAAAACGATGGAAGAAATTGACTTAAAATACCGAGGATTAAAGACTAAAGATGTTGTCAAATCGCTGAAACGATATGGCAAAAGGGGAATCATACCATATAAAAGCCTTGATTTCGTCCAAAGATATATAGAGGACAGAAGAAGCAAGGGGTACAAGGTAAATATGCTTGCCCCACAGAAAGGTTCACAGGAGGCATTTCTAAGGAACAGGGCAGGAATAAAGATACTTCACGGGAATCGTGGGGGAGGAAAATCCGTATGTCTTGGAATGGATATACTGAGTTCATGCAACCACCCGTCATTTTCCGCACTTGTTTTCCGTAAGGACAAGACATCCGCAGAAAAAGCGGACGGTATTCTTAAAGTGGTTTCAAAGATGGTTGAACCTTATGGTGAGTATATTGATTCAAAACGCCTTTCAAGACTTGACGCAGGAGGTGAAATACGATACGATTATTTCGGGGATGCCTGCTTGTCGGGAGAAAAAGGCATAAATGAATTTAAGGACAGACAACAGGGTGGTAACGTTGTGAAGGTGGCGATAGACGAGTGCTCACAGGCAACGGAACCTATCATAAACTACCTTCAAACGGTATTGCGTTCATCATCAGGACTAAGAACAGGTCTTACAGGCGCGTGCAATCCAAACCCGTACAGCGATTTCTGGAGAGCACTGGTATCATGGTGGGTGGACGATGACGGAATAGCAATTCCGGAAAGATCGGGAAAGGTAAGATATTTCTTTCAATATGGAGATACTATACATGAAACAGCATGGGGTGACAGCCCACAAGAAGTATTTGCTCAGGCAAAAGATTATATCATCGCAAGATTCGGTAAAAATACCAAAATTGACGAAACAAACTGTAAAAGATACATCAAGAGCATAACCTTTATAGCTTCCGGGCTGGAAGATAACAAGATACTTATGGCTTCCAATCCCGACTATCAGAAAAACCTTGGAGGAACAGCACAGGAAGTATCCATAAACGCATTAGGTTCATGGAAGCTGATAAAAGGGGGAAACGAGTGGATAACCCGTGACGAAATGGAGGAAATGTTCTCATCTCAGCCTGTGTTTGACGATTATTTTGAATGTGCTACACTAGATATAGCATACGGTCTTGGTGACGTTTGTGTAATGGGGCACTTCATAGGACATCACTTACAAGACCTAGAATGGTCAAACACATTAAAGCCTAGGGATTTGAACCGATGGGTAAGAAACAATCTACGAAAATGGGGAATCGGTGAAAACAGACTGGCATTTGACGGTCTTGGAGCACCTACATTCCGTGACGCATTCCCCGAAAGTCTGGCAATACTTAGAGGTGTTCCGAAAAGACTAGACAAAAGCAAGGATGACCAGCCTGTAAGATTCTATTTCGATCTTAGGGCACAGCTTGCCGATGAGATGGTAACACGTATAAAAGGAACAAACCTAGGATATTGCGGATTCAGTATAAACCCGGAACTTCTCGAAAAACCGTATGTGAACAAAACAATACGGGAAGCACTGATGGACCAGAGAAGAGCAATAAGACGTGACGTGGAAAGGGAAAACGGGAAACTAAGACTGCTGAAAAAACAGGAAGCAAAAAAGATTGTAGGATGCTCGCCCGACTTGATAGAAGGAACATTTTTATACAGGACATATTTTGATATATGCGATGTAATGATTGACATACCTAACGATATAATGGATGAATTAAAATATTTATAATTACCTATGGAAATTTTAAAATTAGACGTTTTATTACGAAAAGAACCGTTCAAAGTGGCACTTCCGTCAAGATGTGACGATGGGAGAGGTGGAGGAACAAAGAAAAAGCCAAGACGCTCCACTTTGATATACAAATATATGTCACAAGATGATTTCCTAGCACAATGGGATACATCAGGACATTATATACACAACAGACCCGACTGGAAAGACAGCATCCCGTCAGACGAGGATGCCACATCATCGGATGATGAAAGTGCTAATGTAGGTGCTCAGAAAAAGAAAAAGAAATCGGTATCAACTCCTTACGTACTGCAAAGACGAGCATTCCCTCTCCAAAGGATGATACACAAGAAAAGGGTATCACACCTGTGTACCAATCCTCTTAAATTCCAGATAAAGAAAAGCGCGTCAAACCAGCAGAACAGGGATAAGCTGACAACATACAAGGAATACTGGACTGATTCTCTCATGGAAACAGCCAAGTTTGAACTTATAAGCGAAGCCGGAAAGGTAGGAGATGCTGCCATATATATATATAAGGATAAGGACGAGATAAAATACAGGTCTTTCAGCTACTCAAAAGGAGATATACTATATGAGCATAAAAACAGAAGAGGCGAAAGAATAGCTTTCGCAAGAGAATATACAACCACATATATATCAGCTGATGGAGAAGAACATACAGACACACTTGTCGATGTATGGACTAAAGATGAGTTTTATACACTGGATTCCAACGGAGATATAGCAACGGATATTGACGAGAACGGGAATATCATACAACTGCATCAATTCCATAACCTGGGATTTATACCTGTAGTATATCTACGGCTTGAACTTCCATTTTGGGGGGCAGTACAGGACTTGATAGACGATTTCGAGTTCTTAATGTCCATGATAGGAGAATACAACACACGACAGGCGTTCCAAATGCTACTTATCAAGACAAACGGAAGAATAAACATTCAAAGAAACGGATTGGGAGGAACTTCTATTTTACGTGTAGGAGCAGAAGATGATGCACAGTTCATGGGTAAAATGGACGCTTCAAACTCACTGTTCACCGAAATAGATAACATATACAACGGGATACTTGACGGAAGCGGTGTCGTTCCGCCAATGCAATCATCGTCAGGTGACAGACCTACTGGAACAACAGCAATGTATTACGAGCCTGAAATGGAATGGGCGAGAAGTGATGCACAAATGATGAATACAGCCATAAATGACATGGCCAATATATTCAAATACTATGTAGGAGTAATGGAAGGTGACGCAACAGGTTATAACGCCCTAAGAATAAACGCTACCATAGAGCCATACTCATACATAGATTTCTCTGAATGGAACAACACAATCGTTCAGCTTGTAAACGCCCGAATAATATCATTACAGACAGCAAGAGAGGAATGCGATTTCGCTGCAAATAACGAAGATGATAGAATGGACGAACAAGACAGAAGATTAAACGATATGGAAGCTAGGGTGGTGATAGAAGAAAACAACGAAAACAACGAAAACAACGATAACAACGATAACAACGATAACAGCTAAACTATGGGAAAATTTACAAACTTACTAAGAAAAATAAGAAGGGCATTGGACTATATATGCCTTAACAATTTGAGAGTTGACGGAATGGAACACCTCATTGCAGGAATACTTGTAGTGAGCGTGGCGCAATGGTTTTTCTCCGTATGGACAGCAATAGCACTAACCTTGTTCATTCTTGTAGGAAAAGAAATAATCTACGATAAGTGGCTTAGACAAGGAGTGCCCGAATGGAGAGATATATTCTGGGGAGCAGTAGGTATTGTTCTTGGATTGATGTAGAAAAAAACACCACAAATTTTTGATATATCACAAATTATGCTTTTCTTTGTGGTGAACGTCATAACATAATAATATTTGGCAAAATAAATCGAACAGATTTTGTACAAGATATTAAGAATCCCTCTAAGGTGGCAGAAAGGAAACAATCTGCGACTTCTATGCCCTGCGTATGTTGTGACGTTCACACCTACGGAGGGTTTCTTTTTATCACAATTCGTTAAAATATGAACGTCACAACGAATGAACTTATTCCTATTAGTGATAATAACGGTAAGAAAGCCGTTAATGCACGTGATTTGCATTCTTTTCTTGAAAGTAAAAGGGATTTTTCAACATGGATTAAAGATCGCATTAAATCTTATGATTTTATTGAAGGTGTTGATTTTCAATCATTCACCGAAATTGTGGAGCGAGAAATAGGAGCTACTAAACGAATCGAATATGCTCTGTCAATCAGTATGGCAAAAGAGCTATCTATGATTGAAAACAACGAACGGGGAAGGCAAGCTAGAAAATATTTTATCGCATGTGAGGAAAACAAACATGAACTTTCCCGGAAGGAGCTTGCACTAATGGTAATACAAGCCGAAGAAGAGAAAGAACGCTTGGCTTTGGAGAATGAAAAGCAGCAAAAACAGATAGAGAAGCTCCAGCCCAAAGCGGACTTCGCCGACAAAGCCTTTGCAATGGAAGGCAAGTGCGATATAGGACAGGCGGCAAAGATACTTGGATTGCCTTTTGGGAGAAACTCTTTGTTCAAAAAACTTCGTGAAGCAGGAGTATTCTTTGCTAACAGGAACGAACCAAAACAGAAGTATATTGATGCTGGGTATTTCGAGATGAAAGAAAAACCTATTCCAAGAGAGAATCACCCAGGTTTTGTCGTGATGGTTGTTCTATGCACACAAAAAGGTCTTGCATACATCAATCACCTGTTTGGCGGAAAACCGTCCGATGGAAAATTAGCGAGAATAGTATAAAATCAAGGAGCGAAAAACATCGCTCCCATAACTCCTTCAACACATGGTTGATGAGATAACACACTACTTTATCGTAACCCAAACCTGTTCACCACGCTTTATTGCATCGTCAATCAACTTGTTCAACTTGTCAGATGTATAACGTGATTCGGTAAGTCTGCCTTTTGATGTATTGTTACCAACAAGGATACACCCGGCAGAATCCTTTGCTGTATTCCCAGAGTGAAAAAGAATACCATCAAAATGAGGCACATTCAATAGTCTTGGCATATTACGTCCGAATTTTGGTGACCAGTTGTATATAACCTGGTATCTTCCATAAGGAATAGCAGATTCAGCATAAACCTTCTTCTCGTTTCCATCAAACACTCCGTTCTTATTCACGTCAACAACACGATCTTCAAGCGTATTACTGAAAAACTCACCATCAATATACAAACGCCCTATAGTATAATCAGGCTTACACCATTTTCTTTCTACTAATAGTTCCATGATATTTTATTTAGTTATACATTGCAAATATACAAAAAAGTATTATATTTGCAATGTAATAATTAGGCTAGTTGATATTTAGATGTGCATTAAGGAACAAATGAACACCATTATAAAGTATTCGGTAATTCATTTATGATAGCCGATAGTGGGCGTTGGTATCGCCCCGAACGGATTAACGTTCTAAAATGTGTGTGAAAATGTACATTAATACCATACCATATTTTCTGTTACTTTGCACTATCTAAATGAAACCATTACGATGTTTTTACTTTGGCAGCAGACAGATGTGAATCTTCACTGTTGCCTTTTTTATTTAAAATACATACCTTTGCACTATGGACAACGAAAGAGAAATATTATCGAAACTTGACGCTATCATACAGAACCAAAAGGTTTTGTATGAGAATCAAATTGTCATCTTTCAAACTCTAGCATCAATCGGACAAAAGGTTTACAGCCAAAGTGATTTCAAGAGTTTTATGATAAATATGGTAGCAAACGGAATAACAGAAAGAGTAGAAGCCAATGATCAACAAAGAAGAAATATCTAAGATTGCAGACTATTACTTCCAAGTAAAAAGACTTGCAAACGGTATAAAATCGTCAACCAAAGAGCGTGCGGAGAAGTTTTCTAAAGACCTTCTATCCATATTCCTTTTGGCAGGGGCTAAATCGTTCAAGTCAATATCAAAACTCCCGGATATCCAAAAAGAAAAAGTGATGAAACTGACCAAAAAGTTCCGTGAGGATATATATAACGACATATACCAATATGTACTGGAAAGCAATAAACTGTCACTAGAACTAAACGATGATCTTGGATGGGAGTATATTTCAATGACGGACAACGGCATTAAGGAATATATGGAAAGGACATACGGTGGAGAAACGACAAAGCAGAGAATAAACACAAATACAAACAGATTCCGCGCTGTTGTTGAAGTATATCTTGCCAATACATTACTGTCCACAAAAACGAACAATATAGAGAAAATAACAGACGAGGTTCAAAAGAAGATATGGAACAACATATCATCACCATATAACGTATCATTTATTCCACCAAGCAAACAGAAACACTACGGTAGAGGATATGCTACAAACGGTATAAGCCAGTTGTATGTTATAGAACAGCAGATGATTTTAGGTATTTTCAATGAAGCAAATTACAACTCATGGAAAAACATTCCAAATTTCAAGGGATGGAGGACAGCAGTAACATCTAAGAACCCATGCCAGTTCTGCATTGACGAGCAATACAGAATACACACAGACAGACCTAAGCTGCCGTTCCATGCCCATTGCTTGTGTATATTGTATCCAGTGTTTAATATATAATAACTTGATAATCAACATACCATTGAGTAACATTACCATAAGATGGGGGATTTCCAGCATCAACCACATCATTACGTGTAAATGATTTAGGAATATTTGTGCACGAAGACATCAATATATTACCTGACCATTGACCTGTATAAGATCCATCTTTCGCTCTCCATCTATATCTAGCGTATGGTCTGCCGGATGAAGCAACGTAATCACTAGAAGTATTATTTGTAATGTTTAATCTGCATTTAGAAGAAGTAGAGCCATTTGTCAACTGTCCGTAAACAGAGAATCCAGAAGCGTTGGCTGTTGTATCTCCAAGTGTAATAGAAAGACTTTGTGTAACCACTATCGGCTTACGAATAAATCCGTCAGATGTAGTAGGGATTAAGCATAATACATTTCCACTGTAATCACAAAAATAACCCTTAAGATAAATATAGGTATTCCCCATAGATATGAGATTATTGCGATTAAGAGTAATTGAAATTTTTCCTGTACTATCAATACTACTTACAACGAAAACTCCAGAATCTACCAACCTTTTTGATTGATTATATACTTCCACCTTTATTTTCATATTAGACCAAGTAAATCCCCCAAGTATTTTACCCCAATTATACCTAGAATCAGCCCAATATGGTGAAATTGTAAGCACAAACGTTGCCTTTGTAGCATCTACAGGATTAGTTAGAATATCTTTATCTATTGTAAGAGGTTTAGCCCCATGATCGTATCCATCAAAATCAGTAAGCCTGGCCCATGTTTTAGGTCTATCATATACTAATTTCTTATTTACAGAATCATAAATTATACCAGGTAAACTAGCATTGTCAAATGAAGGGCTAGACGCTTCTTTGGGTTTTATATAACTCCACATATTAATTTTTTCGCTAAGACAAGCATATCCTAAATCATAACCATCACTAGTAGGACCGATACCTAGAGTAGGATATACATCACTATCCAATCCGACAGGTGCAGTGATTTTACCGTTAGAGTGACCCATAGACTACACCTCCACAAATTTATTGCAGACGACATTGCCGCATGAAATCAAACTACCCGTCACACGTACATCACCATCAATAATGACAGCTTGTGACAAATCAAACTCTTCTGGTACCTCACTACCATCTAAGGCTATTATCTCATAAAGCCCCTCTGTGCTCCCTCGCTTCGCTTCGGTCGCACACCAAATTTCCGTTTACAAACAAATTAATCTTCATCTAACTCACGTATTAAATCATTAACATATTTTACACAGGAATCTAACTCATCATACCCGTCCAAAATCAGAGCACCGACAGTGATGTGAAGTTTGTCTATCACTTTTTAAACAGCACAGCATTCGCCTTGCTTGTATCAGACTTTTCTATCACCGTTATTGCGGAATCAATAATCCTTGTGACTTCGGATGGCGGCATCATGGGAGTGTCAGCACCTTTCCGCCAAGATTGATACTCTCTCAACTTTTTAAGAAGTTCTTTTTTTCTCATGTGTTTAGTAAATAAGGGGTGGTTATAGCATAAATGAAAAGGACTATACCACCCCTACCCCTTTTAAATTATGAAAAGAATTAAGATCCAGGCAACAGTCCATAAGACAAATATTGTTTTAAGGATCTTTTATGGTACAAATATAATAATTATTGTGAATTAAACAACAATTTCCCAATCATCGGCAAACACATCACTGATAGACGGAACCCATGAATCAGCGAGTCCAGTATTCTCATTGTAGATAAGACACTGGCTTGTATAGTCAATAAATCCCTTACCTTTCAGAATAAGGTCTTTTGCCGATTGGGGAAGAGATTGCATCTTAGGGATAATGTCGCTTTCGATATGAGCTGGCACTTGTTTGAATACCATCAAACCTTTACCGTCCCAACCACTTCTACGAATTGGATAGCCTGCTTTGAGAGCCATAATAGCCATACCAAAATTCATCTTTATTACTTTAGCACCATCAGAACCTTGCATACGCTGTATGCGAGTATCAAGAAGCCGTATATAGTCGAACATAGTACAACACTGCATTTCCAGTAAACACTTGTTGTACATATCATTAACGACTTCATCCATTTTCCCTGAATCTATGAAAGCGGCCAACTTTACATATCTTCCATTGAGTTCTTCGGCTTCTATCTGCATACGGTCAACTGGTGTTTCGGCAATATTATACGCCTTTTCAAACGTATCTTTAGGGCTCCAACTTTCGTACCCATCTTCATAACGTACATGATAGCCCTCATCATCAAAATTTTCCGTTGACGGTTTTTCTCTAAGAAGATGTTTTCCCCACGCATCACCTCTTGTCATAGGTTCTGCTTCAATCTGTTTTGTTCCAATGTACTTTTTCATATATCTAGTGTTTAATTGGTTATAAATGCCAAAATAAAATCGGATGGAGGAAACCTCAAATATGGCAAAAAAGATAAACCTCCATCCGCAAACAAAAACAAGAATTTAATCAATACAGGCAAAAACCACACATTTCGGATAGTATTGCAATACTAAAAGGGCAAATCATCCCGTCTTTCAGGCTGAACAGGTGCAGGTGATGGTGCTTGTGCTGGTTGCGGCATATCTATCTTAAAGCACCCAACTTCATTGTAATATTTACCCTGGTATTCTCTTGCTCTGATTTCAAGATGGGCAGTAATAGTATCACCCTCTTTCAATTGAAGATCACACAGGGTGCCCATTACATAAAAAAACACCTCTCTGGTAAACGTAGAACCAATTTCCTCAACGAGAAGATTTCTCTTTTGCCAAGGATTACCTGCCTTACTTGTACCAGTCTGTAACTGACCTACTTTCTTTACTTTACAATTTAATACTAAATCCATTTTTTTTATTTTTTATATTTTTCCTCTTTTATTTTGTCCAATTCTCTCATTGCAGACAGCCTTCTTTTGTGAGCGTCCACCCTTATCCAGAAAACCTTCCAGCTAACTTCCTTACCGTTAGTTGTGTTCTCTTTAAGTATCTTGCCACATTTAAAAATCTCGTTGACAAGATAATCATACCGTTCTTTATCATAGCAATATCTCATGCGACAAAAGTAATATTAAAAAATAAACTAACACAGAAAACAATACTAAAAATAGTTAACTAAATGGTTAATTCTTCCTCTTCCTCTTTCGACAATGCCTCTACATCACCATCTTCACCTTTAGGGAAATACAGTTCGTCAAGATAATTGCTTGCTTCACTCTTTTCAGTGAAACTCTTTACAACACTCCCCCGTTTGCTAACGACACGGTAACTAATATTATCCTCTGCTACAACTTTGTAACAATTTAAATCATCCACATCTACAACATCGGGAGCATTATCATCAATACGCATCATGCTCAATATATGAGAATACTCATTCACCTTCACCGTACAAGAAAAAACATTAGGAACTGGTTCTACTATCAATCCGGCATTTATCAATGAATCAAAAACAGAACGCCTAGGTTTGTATTTCAGTTGCCTCCTTATAAACTTCAACGTTATCATATTATCTCCCCTCTGTGCGGATAATACACATAAACGTAATACCCGTAACGCATCAATACTACATAGAGGCGAAAGGTACTTGTACAACTGGACAGGAGTAAATTTATGGAAATAATCAAATACTCCCTCTTCCTCTATTTCCCTTACACGCCTTTCCCTTTCTTTATTCCTTACCGTCAAATTAGTGGCTTTCCTTACCGACATAGACTATCCTTTCCATGTATCGTTTTCCTTTATCCATTTACGTTCATCATCACTAAGATCGCCTGTTGATTCACGATGATATACACACTTGTTGCATAACCCTGCCTTGGCACGGACACACTTGTCGCAATCGTATGGGAAAAACGCTATGGTGGTCTTGTCATAGAAATCCTCACTAGCATCATCGTCAGAAAGCCAACCTTTGAACTTTGCAAGCATATCAAGTGCACCTTTCACATCCTTAAAATCAGCAGTGTCTATATCAGAACGCTTTAGGAAACTTTCTATAAGACTTATCGCATCTTCAAATTCAAGGTTATCCTTGTTTATCAAAGTCTTTGTCTTTTCCTTATTCTCCCCTTCCAATACACGCCTCATGGATGGTGTCACATAATCGGAAGCAAGCATGGAAGATTTGGCATAATTGACAATCTGGGTTATTCTTGGAGAGTTCACCCATTGCTTGGCTTTCATAAGCAAAGAACGCTCTGACATACCCTCGTCAACAACGTGCGTAGCCTTGTAAAACAAGACAGGATTCGTATCTATGACATAAGCGGACGCAGCCCATAACTCCATCTCATTCGCATCATCAATATGCTTTGCTATATCAATCTTCTTCTGTTTTTCATCGTCAATAAGAAGATTGTTACTAAGGGGAAGTTTACCCCATCCTTTATTCAAACCCATTATCTTTCCTCCTTTATCCTAGACTTTATCTCCCTTACCCTCTCGTCAAGTTCAGAAGAATATTTAAAAAGATTGTATATGCTACTCCTGTCAATACATAGGAAATCAGAAATTTCAGACATACTTAAACCCATGTCACGCATGACACAGCACACAAGAGCACGGTTCATCACAATATCATGCTTCCTGCTTTTCCTGTTAACATCAGTATCGGAGAGTCCGCTTGCCGCTAGAACTCTCCTAAAAACCAAAGCGTTATCAGCCTTTTTCCCCATTTTCCAAATTTTCCCGGTCTACGATTAATTGCATTATATCAGCGTAGCCAGCCAAGTCAACCATATTGTCACGCTTTTTATGGAATCCCTGTCTGCATAGTTTTACAGCTATCTGTACAGCAACACAGTCATAAGGAGATAATTCCTTTCCCGTAATCAAAGAAGCCATCTTGGAAATGTTTTTAAAATTGACTACTGCATCACCATAGTCAGACTGCCTGCTGTTGTTGCGGATATCCTTTGCTTCATCAAGGATGCTTCTCTCTTTAACATGATCAACATAAGCAATACAATCCGAAAAAAGAATATATTCTTTACCTTGGTCATCCGCACAAAGAAACTTTTCACCATTCTCAAAACAGTATTTAACAGTGACAAATTTTCCGAACACATTTGACTTGCTTACAGAATCTTCACCGTGAAGTGAAATGTATTTATCACGGTTTATAATTTTCACCCTGCTGTTCAACGTAACTCCAATCATAACAAATCACCTACCTTTATATCATCCGCATCCTTCTTATCAGAAAAGAAAATACGGTCATACTTCGTTTCACCAAACTCAACAAACATGGCTAAGATAAAATACTTGTTTAGTACACTATCATAACCCTTGTCGTAAATTTTGTTTATATTTTTTGTTTTCATCGTTTTTCACATTTAATGTCCATACTGTCACCACCCATCATCATCTTCAACGTACATGTATTGGACATAAGTTCAACAATATCGTATCTTACGTACTCATGTCCATCAACATAACATGTAATGGTTTTACCAGAAATATCATAAGTACCGTAACCATTACCAAAATAGCCCCTTCCTACATAAGTACCATCCTGATTAAACTTAGCGTAAGTAGGTCTTATCATAGGATACCATCTACCATCCACTTTCACCTGAACAAGTTCCCATGTACCGATAATAGCATCCTTGTATTCATCATCCTTATCATCGGAACAACTACACAACCCCAATAATACTATTGAAGAAATAGCTAAAAATAATAAAAATTTCTTTCTCATTTGCCTAAATTGTTTGTGTGACCAAAACCTCCATCACCCCTATCCGTTGAATCAAGGCTTTCAACCTCAACAAATTTAACCTCAATATAATTACTGAAAAGAAGCTGAGCAATTCGCTCCTTGGCAGCAATATAGAAAGGCTCTTTCTCAAAACTCTTCACTATAACACCTATACAACCAGTATAGTCACAATCAATAACACCATCCAACACATCTGCGTCATGATACTTCCCGTCAACGCCAATAATACCTTTCAGAGAAAATCCACTCCGCGGCTTGATAATAGCCTTCATATTTGATGGCATCTGAATGGCTATACCAAGTTTAATCAGATTACGACCTTTTCTTATCAACGTGTTGTCAGGAACATACAAATCATACCCGGCAGCACCATCAGTTTTTTTTTCGGGAAGAACTGCATCCCGTCTTAATTTTACGAATTTTACTTGATTCATTTTTTTATTTTTCTCTTTAAATCATACATAGCGCATTCCCTGCTTCTATAAATCTTGCTTGCAGGATAAATCACATCATTTACAATAACAAAGCCGACAACAGGATCTGTAATTGGAACAACTTCACCATCAACAATGGTGAAATGATTTTCGGACAAAAGCCTTCTCATGGCAGCAATCTGTTCGAGAGTAGCCTTTGATATATCATAGTTGTTAGAAAAGTTAAACTCTGAATTACAGATAAGAGTATTCTTGTCCTCATACAAGAAATTAGCTTTCAAACCACCATTGTTGATAAATACATAATCCTTGACATGTCCTGTCCTGCTTTTAGCAAACAGGAAATCTCCTTTCTTGAAATCGTCAATCTTTACCAACTCGTAAGTACAATCGTCAATCTTATTCAATCTATACCCATTAGGCAGTTTTATTACACTTGAATCCGTATTACCCATTGTGTTCCTCCGTATTTAATCTGAATGCAGCTTCCCTAGCCTCATCCTTAGTTCTATACAACTCTATTTTTTCAAACATACGACCATCATCACAGTCATACGTACACAAGGTTACAGCCCACATATTACCACGGGGAGAATAAAAGTATTTCCCGTAATCAGGTCCCATAACCTTTCCGTCAATCTTAATTTCACCTCTTCTGTTCATGCTCTTTTTTCACCCCGAATTTTTTCCTGAAATCATCAACAGAACATGCTATGCGATTACCAAGATGGTCTACATACAAAACAGCACATGTGTCCACCCCGTAACGTAAACTCAACATGCTAATAATACTGTCAACGACACATTCATCACCAGTTTTCAAATCAAAATATTTGTTTCCTATGATAATAAGTTCATGATCAGCTAATGGAACAACACGTTCTATCTTGCTCTCACGATACTTTTTCAACTTTTCAAAGAACTCACGGTACATGACACGTTCATTATTGTCCATGGCATGGTAAAATCACAGCAAATATCACGAACATCATTCTTTTTATCAATTTCCTCAAGGTTGTCAATCACATTCTGCAATGCGTCAAAGAAATTCACATCGTGATCATCCAATACTTCTTCCATCATTCTGTCAATGGAAGCAATAACCGCGTTCTTGAAATCAATATCGTCACAAAGAAATCCCAAAGAGATATAATTACGCAAGGAAAGAAGGTTTTCCTTAAAATCAATTTCTAATTCAATATCCATTCTCTAAATTGTTTAATGTTAATACTCTTCAAATTATTAATAACAGCATCTCCGATATCATCGTTATGCTTCAATCCAAAAGACAGGATAGGGTGTTCCCACCATCTCGCCACACGTCCTTTGTCACCCCACAAAGATATAGCTTTATTATCAAAGTCGGGGAACAAAATAACATTTTTTGGCAATTTATTTCCAATCTGGTTCATTCCGCCACAAGCTATCCATATAAAACCGTTACCGAGAGCCATAGAAGCTATTATGGCGGTTTTTTCCGATTCAACCATACAAGTTATCGCATCGCTACAATATTCCCCTAAAAACGGCTTAAAATAGCCGCGATAGGTAAACCCTTCGCCCGTAGTAAACTTCCTGAAAGCATGGGTTTCCTTCTTCCTGTGACCGTTCACCCCATATCTTATCCTGTTGTCATGGCACACGTTACCATCCTTATCAGAATACCAGAACACAGCGGATTCCCTTCCAAGACATCCTACCTTGTACCTTGAAAACACATCATTAACGGAATCAACACCGAAAACACCTGAAAGGTACTCGTACAGGTTATTACCCTTCCAATGCCCGGCATCGCTAAGCCTGTCAACATACTTCATATCAACAAACCTTGATTCCTGTCTACCCGAATCATACTCCCTCTCGTAGAAATCCTTCAAACTCATCCTGCAACCGTCCGGGCTTGACAGAATCCTAAAAGCATCAGAAGCACTACTGCAACCGGGAAGATAAGACACGAGAAAGTCAAACAGGTTGACAGAATCACCGCCCTGCTCGGTAACGGTGATACTGCCCGACTTGTTCATATAGAAAACCAGCTTATCCTTCCTGCTATGGCTCTCCAGATTTATCCGGGCAGGCAACGTCCACCGCTTACCCCTACGCCTTAAAGGAAGTCCAAGCACAGTATCAAGATTGGAAAAAATATAATCATAATCAATACTAGCCATGTCACTACTTAAAATTACGCCATCCCTGTTTTATATCCCTAAAGAAATCCTTCAACGTATAACGATAACCGTCAGGATATCCTAGAAAATCAGAAAGGCATGAAACATACCCACAAGGCTTACGTCCACCCGACCATCGGTACGCCATTTCAGCAGGAACCATAAACACAAGAAGAACAAATACAATGTCAACGTATATGAGAAACATGACAAAACGAATAAAACATTTCATAATCATTCCTCCACATCCCCTAAAAGAAGTTTCTTCGCATAACGCAACGCAAACTCCCAATTGTAATAAAACGTACCTAACAAATCAAAGAACAGGCTATACACAGCATCCTTGTCACCATCGGGAACGGAATACATGATATCATCCATCATACGGATATCATCACTGAACCTGGCATTCTTTGTCGTATAACGCCACAAACCGCCAACGGCAAGTATCTTGGCATGTTCATAAACATGACCGTCAATGGAATATACATCACAAACGTAATCATTAAACCAATCCTCATCGTCAAGCACACCACTAACAGGACTTGCCGACAAAATCATATTAACAAACACACCAAAATGACAATACTGCTCTATCTTACCCGAATCATTGTCAAACTCAACCTTAAAAGCATCCTTGCCGCTCTCATTAATACTGCAAACCATATCACTTACGTAAAGCGTCTTTAACCACTGGCTGAAATTATATCTTTTCAAACCAGTCCTGTTACGGGATTCATTTATCGCACACTGGGCATCAGACACACATACATACCAATCAGAAGTAACACGAATACTTCTATCAAATAAAACAATCTCTTTATTATCCATACACAATAAAATTTTTCAGCAAAAATACATATTAAAGTAATATGGTAAAAACAATAACGGTTAAATAATCTTTAATTTTCGTTATATTCTCGGAAAGGTTTTAAATAAGTGGAGAAACCGTATTCTTTTATTATTGATAATATTTCATTTTCGTCAATTGAATAAAATTCTCCTTTTACTTTTTTATTTGAAAATCTGCGGTGTAGCTCATTTTCTATGTTTTCGTCAATAGTTGCAATGACTAATAAATTATGATTTCCGCACGAAAGCGTTCGATATCTCGTTTTAATATCAGACGTAGAACCTATTTTTACTAACCCAGTAACTTTATCTTTCATCAAGTACGTGCATCTATCAAAGGATTTTTTTCTTGAGAGTTTTAATACTTCCGCCATAGTAGTAAATATGGCATAATACAATAATTCACAATCCCCAAAAAGAAATTTATTTACTTCTATTGCTTTATCAAAATCGTGCATCCAGGCATATTCGATAAGTGCATTAGCTAATGTAAGCTGGTTATATATAGTACCATCTTCGTAAAGCATATATTTCCCATAATCGTTTTCACAAAACTCTACATATCCTACACAACTTGGGAACATTGTAATTATAAATTCTTTTACACTATTAGTTAAAACTTGGTCATTCTGACCTTTAAAAACTAGTTCATTCATAACAATAAAAAAAGTGCGCCTACTACGAGCTGTCAAATCAACCATAGGGTTTATTTCGGAGGCGTTTCCGTAGCTCCACTCGGTAGGCGCAATATCTTAATCTATACTACTACAATATGTCATGGCAAAAAAATAACGGTTAAACAATATTAAACAGACAACCTATTATCTTTCCATTTTTTAGCTTTCAACAAACCAACACGGACAGCTTCATTGTTATTCCATTTAAAAATGTCACACATAAGAGATATATATTCATGAATCTTATCTCTATACAACAACTGTTCTTCTGTTGCGTGTTGCCAATCTGTTGTTATACCACATTCTTCTTTTATCATAGTGCACAATAAAGACATAGCTTTTGAGAACTGGCTTTTATTGGAACAATTATTATACAGCGCACCAGTCATTTCCTTAAATGAATCACCGCTATCATTACGATATTCAAGAAGTTTGTCGAATAACCATTCATACACCTCAACTTTTAACTTTGGATTTATAGCCAACGCCAAATCCAAGAATAAAAAAGGATGAATCCATGTATGATGCCCTCTACCCCTTCCACTGATAATAGCAGTACCATACTTTTTTTCTAACTCTACAATAAACTCTCTTGTATTATTGCTTTGCCGCCACTGATAAAAATTAAATTCAGGAAACCCATTATTAATTCTCCAAGCATTACCAGCTTTAACCAAATCGGTAGCAGACAAAAATTCACTTTTGCTTTTTTGGGAAATCTCATGCCCAAAAAGAATTCTTTTCATTTCAACTTCTGTTTTCATGATAAAAGTGTTTTAAAATACAATGCAAATATACATACTATTTATTATAAAAGCAAATATAAAACACTTTTTTTCAAAAGACATTTATTTATTATAAAAAAAACATCACTTTAAAACGGCAAATCCTCCTTCATTATATCATCAGCCTGTTGCAGAAGGTATTCGTCAGGATTATACTTCCGTCTTAGGACAATCTGGAACATTCTGTTCCTATTTTCATCCCACGCGGAAGTGACGGAATAGCCTTCCTGGCGTATCATGTCAACCATCTTTCTCTTGCTGTAAGGTCTTACACCACAGTCAATACAATATGCACTGTATTTCACATACAGGTCACGGTCACGGATAGCCTCAAGTTCAATTCCCCCATCAGAATCATACCCCGAATCGTAAAGATACGACAGGACACTGTTGGAATCACGTCTGGCATTCTCCGTAACGGATTCTATCGTATAACTTCTCGTAAACTCACCCTTGTTCTTCACAAACCGTCTTGCACCCTCTATTATCCAGTTGATAATGGCAGCCGATTCCTTTGACAGCTTCAACGGAAGCGACCTGTCCTGTTCCGATTCCTTGAACACACGATAGAACGGAATGACAAGGGAGCGTCTGAAATGACCGTAGGTCTGGTCCGAAACGGAAGGCATCTTGTTAAGATTGGCCATGAAAGGCGGCATCATGTCGGCAAGGAAAGGCTCACCGAACGGAAGGCGTGCCATAGTAGGCTCACCGGATATGAACTTCTTATACTTGCCACCGCTCACATCCTTCCCACCCATCTCTGAGGCGTAGTTGAGCAGCTTGCCGTTTATCATAGCTATATTGTACTCGCACGTAGACTTGTCACCCGACAGGTCAGCCATCTCCATATAAGAAACATTATCCTTCCCTAGCGCGTTGACAACAGCGTCAAAGAACACCGACTTACCGTTACTACCACAACCGAGAAGGTAACACATCTTCTCCATCTTGATCTTCTTCCTGTCAACAAAGGCACACCCCACAAACTCCTGCAAGGCATCCTGTGTGTCCTTCACAGGAATCACATCGTCCAGAAACTTCTCCCACAACGGGCTGCGCGCCAACGGGTCATAATTGATATTGATACGTATACACGATTCTATCATGGGTGAGAAATCGAACGTTTCCATCGTTTCCGTGTCAAGGACACAATTATCAAACGTGATGAAGTTACGCTTTGGGTTGAATATCTCATGCGTCACGTTCTTCACAATGGTACGGTAGAACCGCTCGCTCGTATCGGTCATGTACAGTTCGCTAAGACCGTTTATGCGGCACAAATCCATACACAGGCGCATCAGATCCTCCTTCATCATGGGAACGAATATCTTACCGTCAAAAGCCATGATGGAACCGCTCCTGTGGCGTCTGAAATTGCACTCCCTGCATGCATCGGCTATATCCATCTCGACCATAGCGGATATGGAACGCTTCCACTCGCCTTCATCCCTGGCTTTACGGAATCCTCTACCACCGCCCTTGTCCGCCAGCTTGCCCATAACGGAATCAAGGATGTATTCATAAGAAGCCTTTGCAGATTCAGCGACAGTCATTTTCCCCTCCTTTCTCTACCGATCCTACCGATTCTACCGATTTCTCCCGGTCCACAACCTTCCCGAACATTACAACGGGATACAGGTCATAATCGTCCGTTGATATATCAGGGCGTGCGTCCATATCGTCAAGCGAAGAGTACACGTCCGCGATGTGCTCCAGCTTCCGGCACACGATGGAATCACGTCTTATCCCGTAATACTCTATAAGGTCAGCCATGTACTGTATGGTAATGTCCTTGAACCATGTGAACGCATCATCACGCGTCTTTGCCCCGTCACAGCAGGTATTGAACGTGTACCCGAAACGCCTCATCTTCACGAAGTAGCTGTTCCGCCACAGCGATACCGACTTGTCCATCTCGTTCCCTGCGTTACGTATGGCGGTGACGATGCTTCCCGGCATGAGCGCGCACCGTGAAACGCGAGCTGCCGAAGGCTTCCCGTTCGCCCCGGTCCCATCCACCATATCCACATCGGGCACGAACCTAAGGTCATCCACGCTCCTTCCGCCCACAACGGACGTGTCATGGCGCATAAGGTAGTCTGCATCCACGATATGCCCGTACTGCCTTACCTGGTCCTCACACCACGAAGCAAATCTCCTTAACGACCGTTTCCACTCGGAAGGAAGCACATGCCCGTACCTTGCACATATCTCCGCTATGTGCTTTCTCTCCTTCTCCCATTTTCTCTTCATTTTCCTCTCGTACTCTAGCACTTCACCCTCCACGCTGACACCAGCTACCTGTGCAGCCATAGACTTTGCAGTTAAAGGTACGGGCACGCGTTTTATGAATGACGCTTCCGACACAAGAACCGCCCTAGTACCGTCCTTCAACGGCTCGTCAAGTTTGAGGAAACACTGTCTGTCCGCAACGTTGACGAGCGTAACCCACCCGAACAGCCACGTCTGAACCCTCATTCCCTTGTACCAACGTCCCCTGTCGGGCATTGCATCGGACAGGCATACGACACGCCTTGATTCGGGCAACCTAAGTTTAATCTCTATTTCTTCTTCCATCTTTACACACACATTTTATCTGATTTCACCTGCAAATATAGCGCAAAAAACAATACGAAAACAATTAGTTAAATTAATTAACTGCAAATGTTTACGTGATTAACAAATGCGTGTCAAAGAAGATAGTTTATCTTTCTTGACACAATATTTTTTACTTTCACGTCCACAGTATGCTTTGAACAAGAAAAGTAAAAAATGTTGATTGTTGTTATTTTTTACTTTTGTAATAATTTTTCTCATTTTAGTTAAAATGATTTAACTATATTTTTTTATTTAATTGCTATTTTCTACGTTAAGAAATGTAAAATTGACTTAATTTAACATAAAATAAAAAATCTCAACACAGATAGTTGCATATGCAACTAATTGATTCGGGAAAATTCGTAAAAAACCTACGAAATTCGTTGATTTTTCGTAGACTTCGTAAACTCTTCGTTTTTCAACACTTGTCAAAAAACTTGCGCAAATTAGTGGTTAAATGGCTGAAAACAAGCTGTTTAGCCTTGTCAAAAAAAATTGAATCGTAAATCTTTGAAAATTTACTCTCTATTAATTTGCATATTAAATGTTAAAAGTAATATATATATACAACATATACATACACGTACACCTTACATGATCTATTACAATACATATACATACACAATACATACACATACAGACACATACAGACACCAAAACTGCATACGTAATTTAGTATAGATACATATAAAAACGACGAAATCAACGAAGAATACTGTAAACCAATAACTTATACTGCAAAAAAAGACATAAAAAATGCAACCATACCTACGAAATACACCAAAAAACCTACGATTTTCGTAACTTTTTATGTAAAGATTTATCCGATTTTGTTGAAAACTACCGAAAATACACCTCCAAAACGCAAAATCAGCCATCCGAGCAAAATTTGGAGAAAAAAATTTTTCAGAAAAAAATTTATCGGGAGCGACACACCCACCGCGAAACCTCCACAAAGGGGGGTATGGCACTGATTTACAGGTAATTACACACGTTTATCTACCACGTTTATCAACGTTTGTAAATAAAAAAGAATTCTTTTCTACGAGAATCGAATTTCGAAATCTTTACAAGTAAAATATCTTGACAAATGAAATCTACGAAGATTTCGTAATTCCCTCATTATCAGATACTTACAAACAGATTTAACACAAATTAACATTGAAAAATCTTGAAATTAAACATAATATTAAGCTAAAATAGGTCTTGCATGGTCGGATCTATTAATATTATTTAAAATATGTATATAAACTGTATTGATTTTGCAAAAAACGGGCTTAATTTATAATGAATGTTAACGAAATATACAACCTAATCGAAAATGCTGTATGTTTGCAGTGTCGGAAAGACAAAGCGATACTTGATATATTGAAACAGCTTGCCACGGTGAGAGCGTGGTACAGATCCGCAAACCAGGGAATAAGCGGAATATAAACAGCGGTATTGTTAGCCACGATGCAGAGGCACGGGTCTTACTTGATAAAGGAGATAGTAACTTAGTGCGATATGCGATTAACATCCCTAATATAATATAATGTATGTGCGTATGTATCCTATACATAAGCCTTAATACTTGTCCGTTAGTCACGGTCGGTATATATAAGCCGTAAAAACATACGATACGCACATATTGTAATGTAGCTACCATCCTGCCTGGTGTGGTTGGTAACGGTTACAAGCCCGTATGAATACAGAGTACAGTATAAACTTAATACATTATATATATGGAAGCAAAGAAAATCTCACAGAGAGCAGTTAAGATTATGATTAACAGCAATGTAACATTACTGCATATCGGTAATTTTGAAACTGGAAAGCATACTGACTTGAAACGCGCGGTTAGCGAATGTGTATATACTAGTCGGTTGTATTATAATAAGGAATTGCAATCGGATAACGAAAAAATCGAATACCTATCGGTATACGACACGGATAGACTGTTTGAGGTTAAGTTATACGAAACGCATATTGCAGCGTTTAACGAATACACTGAGTACCACATTGATTTTGACGATACAAGCAAGTATTACACATTGGTTATAAGTGGCATGCAGTTTTTGATCGTGTCGGATTTGGGCTGGTGTAATATCTACCAGGTGTTTGATAGCGTGGTGGAAGAACTGGATAAAGATCCTTTGTTTAAAGAAATTAAACAAAGCGGCGTAATAACAAAGGATCAGATACAGACATTAAAAAAACGCTCAAACGACTTGCGGCGTAATGTTATTAATTACAATTGGATGGATCGTGTTGGGAACGGATACGGTATACCGTTGACGGAGGAACAAGGCGCTAAGGAACTAGACTGGATAAAGTCTTTTGTCGGAAAAAATATATATCGTTATAAAGATATAGAGATCATAAAAAATGCATCTCCATCTGATTTTGTTTTTAAAGGCTTCTATAATAACGGTATAGGGAATTGGTGTAATTACTTGCCAATATACGAAATAAACGGTATAGAATATGTACCAATGTCACAACCCTATATAATTGGAAGAACGGAATAACCTACAAAATGAACGTGCGCATAAGTTTAGACGATTCTTGCAAGAATGGTGTATGTGATTGGAGAATTACGGCTGATATATACGAAAAACGTAGGAACGGGCGTTTTGTTTGGTGTGCTAGTGGTTGCTGTCACGAAGAAATACTAAAACATTTTCCACAGTTTAAAACGTTTATTGACTTACATATGTGCAACCATTACGGGCAACCTATGTATCCCGTTGAAAATGGCTTTTACCACATTAAAAACAGCGACAAAGAAACTACCATAAACTACCTACGTATTACCGAATCAGAATACAATGTACTACGTGATAGTGCAGAGGATAAGGGGTACTTTACCTACCTATTATATACCCTAGGGATCGTAGATCGTTGGAAACAAGAAAGTTTGAAAGCTATAAAGCAATTGGAAGCATTGACGGGTAACACATGGGAAAACCCGTATAAACCCGAAAATGAACATTTTGCATTAAAATTGACGGACGAAGAACGTACACTAATTGAAAACAGAATCAAAGACGGGTATTATACTAGTGAAGCCATACAGGCACGGAAAGACCAGAAAAAACGTGAAGAATACGAGAAGAAACGCAATGAAATAATTGCAGGCTGTGAAAAAGAAATACAAAAAGCGGAAAACAGGAAGCTAGTTAGGTTAGCCGTTCTTGATACCGGGATTCCCTTTAAAGACGTGATATACTACAACCATACCAATGAACTTGCATTTAATTGGAATGATTACGAAGAAAAAGTAACACAAGAACAATTTGACAAATTTGTGAATACAGTTGACAAAACTAAACTTCCTGAAAATATAACCTTTAAATTAAAGAAATTATGAGAACGTTTTTTGCACAAGTTGAAACACGGTACCGGGCAATTAAAAATTGCCCGTTTACCCCCGCACATATTGTTAAGGTTTTTGGCGGTTATATGTGTTTTGAAAGTGATAATGATTATAGAGTTTGGAGAAATCAAAAGTAAAAAATAGCAATGAGAACAAATAATAACCTAGTAGATTTTGCGAGCATATCGACATACGTGGGTTCTGAAAGTTTAGTACAGGAGGTAAAAGACAAACATAGTGATATATACCTTAATTTCGCTTACACCGATTATGGTGGATCATTTTTAGACAAGGTTATAATATCTTACTTTAAAGAATATTACCAAGAAAATATAGTACATGAAAAAACGTCCTGGAACGGTGAAAACGCGTTTATTTTTGGGGAACCTGCAAAAGAATTGTACGAGTTAATTATAGCGGGTAATATATTAGATTTTTATTATTTAGGACAATATTATACCGAAACGAAATATAACATAATTGCAGACACGGCGCAACAATATATTAACGATAACGGGCTAGACAATGAGTTGTACGATATTGTTTGTGATTGGTTATCCGAAAACAGCTACCCAGAACCTAATTATTTAGATTATTCAGAAAATGATTTAAACGACTTTTTACAAAAATTAAAATAATAACAGTAAAACAAGCTAAGGATTTGTTAATAAATATTGCAACATACGTACATATACGTAAATTTGAAACAGGTAATAGAACTAATTTAAAACGTTCTATTTCTGTATGTCGTTATGCTTATAACGAATATAAGAATATCTTTGACAATATTAGTTTGGTAAATAATTGTAATAAATATTTGATACGTTTTGTTAAAAATATACAGCATGATCGAAACATTAATACTATTAGGTTGCCTGTATCTATCCATACGGGTAACAGACTATGTAGAAAAACAGAAACAATAACAATTTAAAAACGTGACATTATGGAAACAAGAAACGACATACCTAATTTGCTTGCAATGTATATACGCAATACGCGGGAAATATACGATATTACAACATGGCTGCAAAATTGCATAATTAAGAAGGCAAACAAGGGCATACAGCCATCAATAGAACACCTAGCAAATTGCAGCACAATGAAAAGTATAATCAGAGAAGCCGCCAAACTATTGTACAAGTATGACGGAATAACACCCACCAGACAAGAAAAACAGCAAGCGGCTAAAGAGCACGCAAAATATATACTTGACGGTGTGCAATACTCCATCCAAAAACGCCAATAGAAGGCAAAATAAAGCCTTCTATTGAAAGATCTCAATCAATACCGATATATTATCCATAAAAACAAAAAACATTATGATACTAGTAACAGTAAAAAACAGCAAAACAGGTAGCCAATATATTTGTAAATCGGCCTCAAAAACGGTAAAGGATATAGCATATAAACACATAAGTTATCATTTAGTATGCAGACATAAAGATCACCCGTTTTTTAAACAGTTTTACCACGGTCCAAAAGGTATATATATAGATTCGCCCCGGTACAAAGAAATAGAAGCCCTAGAAAAACCTATCTGGAATACACCAATATACAAATTACTAGAGCTAACCATTACGGAAACACCCCTAGACGGGCGTACACGATACGCAAAACAGTTACCCGTATTCAATGCGGATATATTGGCGGAACTTACCTATTAATCAATCAAAAAAAACAATATAATTATGATACAATTTACTATTAACAGTTTCAGCAATGGCAATCAGGCCGCCCGTACAACTCGATCAAAGACGCAATACAAGACGGTGGATACTCCGTTTGGTGCAACGAAAAGATCAAAAAAGCATTCAGTTTCGGGAACGGCGCGGAAAAGGACTTTGAAAGGTATTGCAAAGACAACCATTGCAAAATCATAAGCGAAAGCGATTTTTACAAGGAAATACACTCTTTACCGTTTAACGAGCAAATAACACATATCCAATTTATTAGAGAGCAATTAAGCCTTTACAATAACCTATAAAAACATAATGCAGCAATGAAAAAGAAATACGCTATAGACCAATTACAAGAAGCAATTACCAAGGTAAACAATATAGTGGATAATCGTGTAGGGTGTTTCCAAGAACCAATAATACCGAGCGATTGCCCTACGTTTGATGAAGCTACGGCAAACTATGTTAGGGAAAGACTGGGATTATACCTAAAATCGTGGGTATTGCCAAAACTTGATGAATTATCTAAATGAATAGTATTATGGAAAAACAAGAATTTATCGAAAAGTACAATTTTGTCAAAGAAAGTGTTATATCTGCAATGGATAAGGCTTTAGAACGTGCCCTAGAGAACGAAGTAATAGACCTAAGTAAATGTGATGGCAATTATTTAGATGTTTATCCGCTAATCGGAGCGGTTTTAAAGAGAGAATTAAGCTATATACTTGACGGTTCTCCTACTTACAGTCGTTCTATAAAACGTAAAGCGACTAAATATAATTACGATTATAGAATATGGCACGATTATGCTGGAGATTATAAACATAAATAAATATTATTTACAATGAGAAAACAAAATTTACAAAAAGAATTATCTCCTATTTTTGACAATGAAAGTATTAAGATAGGAACGTTTAAAGCTAACAGAAGTATTGATACATTGGATCTTATCAAGGAAAATATCAAGTTTTGGAAAAGCTATGACGGACACAAGCTACCTGATAAACAGGTTAAACGCCTGTATTATAACGGCACCAGGACACAAAACATAATCAAAATGTACATAAATACGCCTGAATTGATTAAGTTTGTAAGAGAGCACGCAAACGACTATAATACGTTAAATCGAAAGGACGTACCTAGATGCATAAATATTGATCGTAGGCGGAGTGAACGTTATTTTTCCGTATATATCAAAAAGTTTGGGAACGTGCGTTTTGATGAAGTGTTAAGAGTTTTCCCTTTGCTTCCCAAGTCATATTTGAACGAGTAATGAGAGTAATTAGAGTAATAAGAGTAATAAGAGTTTTAAGGAGAATACTAACTGATTCAGATATAATAGATCTGTACGGTCTGTATTGTGAGTTTTACAAAAATATACAATAATATTAGATAACATTGTAACCGTACCGTTTGAACAAATGAGAGAGATACGCAAGGAATTAGACCGATTTGTTAAGCCTATACAGATAGAGGTCATTAAGAGCGATTTTGAAACTGTTTCATTCAGAGAGTTAAGATAAAGCGGAAATAATGTGAAATATTTTCCCGGTATGGAGAACAACAAACAGAGCGACACTGTTACCGGGAGCAATTTTTGACTTAAAAACGAAAATAAACGAAAAAATATGAATATTATTACAGACAAAACAAAAGCCCCTGCAAAGCTACGTTACAGGGTGAGCAATAACAGCGGATCAATAAATAAGGAGTTTGGCAAAAACCAACAGGCGGCTTATTATGGCATTAAGGAACAAATGATATCTATGTTTTCTTATAGAATTAATAAGGATAAGAGATTTTATACGATAGAAGTATTTGAAGTTCCATCTATTGAATTAATTGAATTATGTGATTCTTATAACTGTAAATTGATGGCAAACATTTTGAATAAAAAAATGAATATAGGGAATTTGATCAGGTGGTAGTCTATGAAGTTTATCCGATTAATCTGAATGATATAGAGTTTGTATAATAATTTTTTTTCAATTATGACACATAAAGAAATAGAAAACGAACTTGGCTGTTGGGGAGATATTATCAGAGAAAACCCAGATAGATATGCGTATGTTAGGCAACATTTTTCAAATGATGTTTGCGATTTAAAGCCAATAACTTATAGTGCTTTGTGGAATTTGTTGCTGCATTCTGAGGCGAATGATCTTTATTACTACAATGAAAATCATGCGATAGACGAAACGTGTGTGTTTTATGAGTTCTACTATGATCTCGGTTTTGAACTTCCAGAAGATAGAGGTCTTGATATGAATTATTATCCACATATTTGTATTGAACTGAATGACAATGATGGATATGAAGGAGATATTGATATTTTCATGTTGGACGAATGGGATGCTTCCGAAGATATGACGAATGAGGATAAAGAACGATTTGATGCAATACGAAAAAAATATCCTATTACATTGATTAATAATTTGAACGATTTGAAATAATGAGAACTAACAATAAACAATACATCCTGGAAGGACGGAAATGGGATGTGATAGAGAGTGTTGACGGATATTTTTCCGGGGAAAAGAACGGAGTAATCATACAAGGAACGACAATGAGTGATCTGTATGAAAAATGTAAATCTTTTGATATAGCTTCGGTTATGGAGAAGATTAAGACGGGTGACAATCTGAACGACTGGGAAAAACGCTTAATAAAAGTTAATAAAAAGTTGTTGGAAAACCAATAATATATATATTTGTCGTATGAGAAATAAATATGTCACATTTTACAAGGGCTGTACAATAGAGGTCACAGGAGAAAAAGACTTCATGTACCGAACAATAAAAGGTGAACGGATGGTTCTCTTTGTAGATATGTTTTACAGGTCTACAACTGATGCGTTAAAGGGCGCAATGAGGTGGGTGGACAATAATGTTAGAAAGGAGTGAATTTATGCTTTTTGGAATTGTTTTTGCTATGTTAATGAAGGCTATATGTGGAAATATGTTGGACGATTGATGATTGTCATTGTATGGCTTATTGTGTTACAGGTCTTGTCTGAATGTTAATTATGAAATATTTAAGAATACATTTGATTATATGGTGTTTGCCTTGTATAATATATACACTATTCGAGATTGCAGTATTTTTGGCGTTCAATATCATCTCGTTTATATGGGATTTTAAGTTTATTAAATGGAGTTCCATGTTTTATGCCAAATATACATGGAACGGTACTCCTTATGTAGACCGAACCCCTTGGGATACCTTTAAAAGGCATTATTCAGTTATATTATAATTTAAAGAAAAAATGATAATAGGGATGTTTCATTCATAAAAACAATATAAAAGCTATGAACAAAGAAGAATTTCAGACAAAGAAAAATGATATCAATTCAAAAATAAGGGAATTGAAAAGTCAGAAAATTAAGTTGGAAAAGGAGTACATTGAATCCAATGCGAAGTATCCTATCGGAAGCAAGGTGTGTATTACTACTAATGAATCAAAACGATATGCCTATGTCAAGGATTATAGGATTGATTTTTTTGACAATATTGAACCATTGTTTAACAAGGTGAAGAAAGATGGAACCATGTCGGAGGTGAACTTGTATGTTAGTCTTACGAACGCTACGATAGAACTGGTAAAGGAGTAATTGTTATGGCAAAAATAATGAATTTAGAGGCGCATTGTAGTGAGTGTATATCTGTCCGTTTATGTATTGCATGGCTTTACAAAAGAGAATAACGGATAGGAAAACTCCTAAGTATTGTAAACACTATAAAAAGAATAAAGTATGAACACATTTTACGGAATCAGCTTTGCAATATACTTTATACTTATTACCCTTGTATTGACCACATTCATATATGGCTTAAAAAGGGATAAATATAAGTTTTGGAAGTGGGTGATTATAACATTATCTTACTTCATATTTGTTATTATTTACACAATTTTTTGTTTACGGTAATGGAAAAGGTAGAAGTAGGAACCCTTGACATAGACGAACTGTTTGAACACAGGGGAGTAATATACGAAGTTTTATACAAGACGGATTATTGTGTCCGTTGCAAATACCCAAACGACAAATACCGTTACAGGGATATATGGAAATATCTCTATACCGAATTTAGTTTGTGGACAAAAGTGAATAAGATATCAACTACTCACAAGTCTTTGGTCTGAGGGCTTGAAAAGCCCAGGTTGATTAGACTAGCGTTAGGAGAGAATAGGAAATTGGACGGTACAAAAGTGAATAAAGGTTCTATCAATTGCAAGTATTTGCGGTTGGTAGATAAAAGAAAAAGTATATTAATTGAAAAGAGAATGCAAGTAAATTTATGAAAACATTGGTTTTTGATGTGATGCTTGACGGGCGGTTTGTACATACGTTCAGATACCAATACTGCCCGTTGTTCCCGATAGACGAAGGGGAACTAGAGAAGTTTGTCACTGACAGGCTTCCTACGTTAAAAGGAAAATATTTTAAAATAGTATTTTGATATGAAACAGACAGTAGAAGAAGCGGCAAGGGACGCAATCCACGCTCATTATAAATGCAACGGTGAATATCCATGCGGAGAACGTGACTATTGCGAACATTGTAATGGTCATAATACAGCATTCGATTGTTGCGAATGTGGCGCAGATGAGTTTAAAGAAGGATTTATTTCTGGTGCCGAATGGCAGTCGAAGCAATCACCGTGGATAAGTGTCAAGGACAAGACTGGTTGTGACACATCAGATGATTGTATTGTAATGGTTGCGAATGGTGATATATTCAAAGCGTATTTTTCATCTAAAAACAAATGGATGAAAAGTAATGGAGGCTATTATGATGAAGTGATAGATGATGTTGTTGCATGGATGCCCATCCCGTCTTTCGATGATATACTAGAAGCCAACAAGGATGTGCTTGAACGGATTAAAGAGAAAGGAGATTGAGATATGGAAATAAAGAACGGAATAATAATAGATGGGGTGCTGCATGAATCATCAGAAGGATTTTGTAATGAGTGTTCCTTATGCCAGGAATGCTCTAATCTTTTAGACGATAACTATTGTGCCTTACTCGATTTGGGAATAGGTCAGTGTTTTGTCAGTCGTGGTAAAGTAACAGATATTAAAACAGAAAAGGAGGAATAATTATGGGATTTACAACACAGTGTTTCATACGTAAAAATACCGAAACACTTAGAAAGAAGCTAGAAGAGTTGGGATATGAAATACTTAATTCTGGTAATACAACCTTAGATGCACATAATTATGACGACAATGGAAGTCATAAAAGCATTGAAGAAGGAAGAGCAATCATAACATCTTATGGGAATTTATATGGGGTGATATATGATATAGATACCGTAACCAAGAAAGGAAGGATTGATTGCGGAACGAATGAAGAACTTTTCCTAGCCATTGCTGCATTGAGAGATGATACAGACAAGAACCAATGGTTTACGGATGGTGATAAATGGATTCTGTGTCCTGAAATCAAGTTCTCTACTTATTGGGTTTACAATGATATTGATGTTAATATAGATACCGTTCACAAGGCTACCGTAAACGAACTGATTGAACATTTTAAAACAAAGGAGGAACAATGAAAGCAAAGTATTTTAAAAAGATAAGAAGCCAAGTAAAGTGGTATAAGGTATCATACAGAGATAATTTACTTTTTAGTTTTAGCGATGAGAAAGAAATATTGGCTAAATCTCCTGAAAATGCTTGTGTCAGATACCATAAACGTACTGGATGTTTTGTTAACAAATATAATCCCAATTATATTACACAATATAGTGAATCTCTTTCAAGGTTCAAGGTATGTATAGGTAAGAAAGTAATGTATTTCGATTAAATATAAAAACGGCATTAATGAACAAATAAACACCATTATAAAGTATTCGGTGATTCTTTTGTGATAACTGATAGTGGGTGTTGGATTAACGTTCTAAAATGTATGTGTGAAGATGTACATTAATGCCATTCTGACAATACCTACCCATGACTTGATAGGCCTGTCTGACAGGCCTATTATCCGTTATAATACCTACGAGGAAGCACTGGAAGCAGGATTACAGGAAGCATTAAAACTTATATGATTATGAAAACAATTATATTTACAATAATATGTATTATCGCCCTATTATGGGTCGGAGATCTAACAATTACATTTAAGCCGTTTTCCATATCCCTTCCCGGTTGGCATAAGGCTTTAGGTATTATTCTGTTTGTATTTGCAATGGCGGTGTATAACATTGGAGAATACGCTAAGGGGTACAAGCATGGTTTTGATGATGGAGTAAAGGAATGTATTGAAGCGATTAAGGGAAATGGGAAGAAATGACATTGATTTCCCGTTACTCCGTATATTTAATGGAGTAACGGGGCGATATGAACTTCTTATTGACGATGTATCCATAGATGCTTATGGGCGTGTAAGAGATAGCAGTGGTTGTGTTGTAGAATGGTTTACAGGCGTGTTTGACATGAACGGAATACCATTGTTTGAAAACGACATAATCATGCCTGTAAAGGACGGAATAAGCCAATACAGGCGTATATGGAGAACAGTAGGAGGATTTGTATTAAGCAGAAGAAATGATGTGAAAGGACTGTCCAAATTGGATATGCTTGGTGCTGACTATCTTGTGAACGAACGTGTGCAGCAATACATATCTGATGGGTGCGTAAAGGTAGGTTCTGCAACAATTGATCTTGACCTGTTAAAAGGGAGAACGAAAGAAGAGATTATTAGAAACTTATCAAGGAGAGTGAGATGAAAGACAAAATGCTAGAGGAAAGTATTATCGATTTTTACAGGACGTTTCTTATTTGGGTGATAAGATGTTATCCTATATTGTTCTGTCTTGCGATACTTGTCCATCAGTGTGAGGTTATACACTCTGTTGGAACAGGTGATATCATTGAATATTATGATGGTGACACATTGTAGTATATTCAGTATGCCACTCCGTTTTCGGACAAGTACCTTACCATATTCTTTAACGCCAAACTGTTTAATGCAATATTGTTTTATGTGTTGTCAAAGGTATTTTTATTTTGTATATACCATAGAGTATTTGTCATTGAGATGTTGATATACGCAATACTGGATATTGTATTTAGTAATGTGGTGTTTGAGGATGCACATTTGATTAATGCGATATACTATACATCAATTGGTTTTGTTACTGTTGGATTCTTTATTGCATTATACTTGCATCAAAGATATGGAGATAGGAAAGTGCACACGCATCAAACTATTAGTGATGGGTATAGGTGTTGTAATAAGTAATCTATTTTTTACCCATAGCTTGTGTTCCTCCCGTATTCTTCATGTTTATCTTGACCTTTATGGGAGATGCCTTTTTATTTGATGTTACCTTAGGGGATTTAACATTCACCCTAATCACTTTCTTTACCATATATTACTCATTTTAATTGTTTAACAAAGTTAATTATTTTTATTTATGCAACAAAACAATATTACCGATAAAACAGCTTCGGCACACAAAACGGACGAAATAATGGTTTACGAACATCCTTTTTTTGGCAAAATTCGTGTGTTTGTTCGATATGGTAAAATTTGGTTCTGTGGATTAGACGCTGCATCTTCTTTACAGTATTCAAATCCATTAAAAGCTCTTTTAGAGCACTGTAAACCATCCTCCGTAATGATGCGTGAAGTAGGGGATGATATAATGGAGTTTATTAATGAAAGAAGTATGTATAGACTGATTTATAAAAGCCCTTTTCCTCCTATGGCTGATGGATTTGAACGTTGGATATTTGATAATATTGTTCCATCAGTTACCAATACAGGCAGTTATTATGCACAGGTAAGATTACCAAACTTCAATAATCCTGCCGAAGCTGCTAGGGCGTGGGCTGATGAGTACGAAAGGAATCAAGCGTTAAAGCCACAACCAAACGAATCCAATGAATGGTACAGTATCAAAAGATGGGCAAAGGAAAACGGTGTCAACTGGAAAAAAATTAGTCGGATGAAGATGAAGGTAATATCTTGCAAGCTAGGTTATGAGATAAAAAAGATTTTTGACGATAACCATTGCCAGGTAAACACATACAATGTAAACGTATTTAAGGAATACTTTAATAAATGTGAATAAACAATATATATTTTAAAACATTTGATATTATGTCATTTTATTGATTATATTTGCATCATGTTTGAGTGTAGAAGCAAGCATATCTATAATTAAAGTTTAGGGGGAAGGCGTTCCCCCGATTTTATTAACCATTAAGCGATAAGACAATGAAAAAGTTTTTAGAAATAATAATGATTGTATTCTGTCCTTATATTGTAATATACAGGCAGAAACGACAAATCAGATTATTGAAAAGCGATATGAATTACGCTAGCAAACTTTGGAGTATTGAAAGAAATCCAAAAAGCGTAGATTACGACTGGATTGTAAGAAACGCATTTCATGTTAAACCTATTTTTTCTTTATGCGCTAAAAACAAAAGACCATGATTCTACTAGAAATTTTTCAAAACTGCTTTATTGTGGGGTATGACGGAAAGAAAATACCCTTCGTAAAAGATGATTTCCTGTTTAGTGATATCGGGCAAAGATACATTTTGACCAACAAGGAAAACAGTGAACAGGTTAGTCTACCGAAGCAATCGACAATAATAATTAAACATAATATTTGCCATGAAGGTATTGATTAGAAAGGATTCAAGCGACATAAGAAACGGACTTGAACGGTTAGGGTACACCGCTTCCGAGAAATCGTTGGATGGATTTGGTGATGGTATCTTTGTAGACAAGTCAGATAATACTTTTCACGTAAAATCAGAGTGGGATGTTATTCGTATGTTTCTTGAAACAGTAGATTGCGGAGTTGACGAGAATATGTTTTTTGATTTTGTAGAAAACGACATAACGTCAATAATGCCAATGATGCTAGGTAAGTATAAATCTTTAATAAAAGTTGGTGATTTTCCCATCATTAATACATCTAGCATTAAAGATGTGTTATACCGTGAAGATAGAGAACATAACATCATAGAAGTTATTGTTGTTTCAGTGTATGGGTTAAAGTTGAAAAGCGTAAAGGATGTTGACTTTTCAGATCCTAATGCGGATACAATAATAGAGTATATGAAATCGTTGCATAAACAACTAAAAGAATATATAAAGCATGAAATGTAATTTTACCCCTATGGACAAATTCTACCAGATATTGGATTACTACGGTTTGTCTTACACGGAGATTAAGAAAAATCATATCCGTGTGTTTTATGAAAACAAGAAAATGTTTGATTATTATCCGCTTCGCATGAAGCTGTTTGATTACCACGAATGGCATCAGCTTACTTATCCGTTCGTGAAGGGCAAGGAAGATGAATGGGAAGTAGAACTTACCATGTTCATTAGCGGAGTATTGGGAGATGAGATGTTTAAAAAGTTTAAAAACGATTGATTATGGATAAGAAAGAAAAGGAATTTATTCCAAAAGCTATAAATTTGTGTGGCAAACGGAGGATGCTGTCATCCATAAAAGGACGGGAAATTGTTCATTACAACAATTACTCGAAAGGTACAGCCAATGTTCAGCCTGTGGACAAACTGAGAGTAACACTTTCAGGGCGTGAAGTAATTGAGTATGTCCTAAGAGATGGAGATAAAACGATTGATAAACTAGACAGTTATTTCGGATTGCTATGATGATAAAAGTAGACATACCAGAACCGTTCATAGACGGTGACAATACGATGGTAAACATCACGTCTGATTCATTCTGTTATTCTAGTATTGATTCACGTTATGAAGGATTTCAGAGTTCCTACAAGGACGGTAATATGAATCAGAAGATACAGGGAAAACTAGAGATAATTGCGGACCAGTTTAAAGAACTTATAAAAATAATTGAAGATGGAAAGACATTTGTTAATACAGGAGTGTGAGAGAGAAGAAAAGATGAAGGAGTTGCGCAAGCAGCAGAACGATCTTATCAAGAAAGGCCGTATGGTTGAATGCTCTCGTGTAACAGCTAAGATAAAGGAGTTTCAGGAAGCATATATCAAGGCTTATCCTGACGGTAAATATGTAAGGGGCATGGATATTATCAAGAAGATGTCTGATGATGAGAAAATGGATTGGATGATGTATGTCAACGCCATTGCTTTTTGTGCTGATATTATTCACTCATCTTCCATTGAGTTAAATGAAATGCTAAAGAAAACACTCCCCGGATCTAGCCTACAGATGTTTGAAACGCTTGAAAAGGTAGGTACTATGGCAAAGAATCAAATCCTATGGATGGATAACAATGTTGACGAGAAATACCAGGATGATTTTGCAAGATATGCTGATGAAATATCCGTGATGCTTTTATCATTTGTTAAAAATAAATTTTTGCCTAGGAGATGACACGAGAAGAGATACACAAAAATGTACTGACAATAAGGAATTATTATTTCAGTATTCAGAACAAGATTGATAATGGATACAATGTTTCAGAATTGGACATAGATTCTAAAACGCACAACAAGATGATTGACGATACAATAAAATCAGCCCTTGAAGATCATAAAATGATTCTTGCTTTAGAAAAGTATAAGCTATGAAAAAGAAAGATATAGACGAAGGATATATTGTAGGTGACTTTTATATAGTTAAAAGCCCTATCAAAGAGGGATGGCTTCACGTAGTGAATATAAAAACATCTTGGCAGATAAAGGTGATGATGGGAGCGAATACGGCAAAGTTCCTAAGCCTTCCCCAACAGGAGATATTTGACAGGATTAACGGAATATACATTCAATCCATGATGTCTTTATACGATTCAGATTATGCCTTGAAAATAGCTAAAGATGCTGTGTCTTATATGTCTGAAAAGGCAGAAAATATGGAAAAGTTGGAAAAGGTGGGGAATACTGAAAATGAAGATATTGAAAAGGTGAAGAAAGATGAGTTTATGATGAAGATAGCCACATCTTCCGATGAAGAAATCATGGATATGATCGTAAATGGAGAGATAAAGTACGAATATTTCAAACAATAACAGGAGGATTAAATCATGCAAGACTATATTTCAGATTGGTTCATTCCGATGGATTTCGGTAATGATATGCCAGACGAAGAACCAAGTGGCGAGGATAATTTCAATTTTGATTAAGATAATTATTAATAACAATAAACATGAAAACATTTTTTGAGTGTAAAATTCGCTACGAAAAAGTAGCAGAAAACGGAATGAATAAGAAAGTAAGTGAGCAATACATGGTTGATGCGCTTAGCTTCACTGAGGCAGAAGCACGTATTATATCGGAAATGACACCGTTTATCAGTGGCGAGTTCACTGTTTCGGACATTAAACGCTCCAACTACAGCGAACTGTTCCCATCTGAAGAAGATGCAGCCGATCGCTGGTTTAAGTGTAAGCTGTTCTTCATTACTCTGGACGAAAAGAGCGGAGCGGAGAAAAAGACATCATGCTATATGCTTGTTCAGGCAGCCGATTTGAGAGATGCTGTAAAGAAACTTGACGAAGGAATGAAAGGCACAATGGCAGACTATGTGATTTCGTCCGTAGCCGAAACCGCCATCATGGATGTATATCCGTATGAAGCGGAAAATGATTCCTGCTTATCGGAATACCCAAGTGGACACAAGACGGAAGCTGTCATAGGCGGAAAGAGCGTCATTGTAGACAAAACGGGAAATTCAACTGTAGTTTTACCTAGTTAAATTGAATATATATGTCAAACGAACAACAAAGCCAGGTTCTCCATCATTGGAGAACTGGAAGTCAATCTGATTATGTGGGAGTAGAAATACTCCCTAACGGTCAGTCTATCATCGCTACAATATCCCATATCGTATGGGATGAAAATGCAAAGGTACAAGGTAGTAAGAAACCATCATGGATTGCTTACTTTAAAGAAACAAACCTTGTTCCTAAACCTATGCTGTTGAACAGTACGAACCGTAAACGCCTCACTAAGCTGGCACAAACTGATTATCCTGAAACCATCCGTGATTTTCGTGTCATATTATGCAAGGAACTGACACGTGACCCAAGCGATGGAGGAAAGGTTTACGGATTGCGTATAGGGCGTGATGTTCCGCCACCGCCACAGAAAGGGAAGATGACAGTGAACTCTGATAAATTCAAGGCTGCATTGGAAGCGTTGAAAAGTGGAAAATGCGACATTGGATACATCACGGCAAGCTATGATGTGGACGCTGAAGCTATGAAATTGTTTAACGAAGCGACTAAGAAATAATGGAAGCAGAAGAAAAAGAAAAACTATGGCTTATGAAGAGGTGTGGTAAAATCACCTCTTCCGCCATTGGAAAACTTATGGTTTCCGGGAGAAGGGAAATGACACCTTCCGAACTAGAGGTTGCAAAAAAACAGGGTGTAAAGAGAAAGACAGTTGATGTTCCTTTCGGAGATACAGCTATCTCTTATCTTTATCAGGTTGCAAGGGAGAGAAGGTTAAACAAACCATGCCGACATATATCCACTTCTGATATGGAGTGGGGAAAGGATCATGAAAAAGACGCTATCGAGTGTTTTAACCATAACACGTTCTCCAGGCTAATGTCCTGTGCGGATGATTTTGACGAAATTGTTTTTGTCGATAATATCTATGATGGATATGGAGATTCTCCCGATGGATATGGATTTGATGTCAATGGTAAATTATCTTATATAGCAGAAGTGAAATGCTTTACTTCTGAAAGTAAGATTGAATATTTGAGAGAAGCCACAAAGGAACAGGCTATAGAGGAATACTATTGGCAGCTAATGTCGCATTTCCTTTCCCATCCCGATGTGGATAAAATGTATTATATCGTATATGACGGTAAATCTGATGATGATCCGTTTGATTTACGCCCAGTTAACGATCCGTCAAGGCTTTTGTATTGGGAACTTGACAGAAGCGATTATAAAGATGATATAGACAGGATGGAGGATAAGTTACAAATGGCTCTAGCTTATCTTTCATTCAACGAACGTGATGCAAAAAAATACCCAATAAGTAAAGTAAATGACTTTGTTGGTGTTTCAAATATGTAACGGGTAATTGCGGAGTTACCACAAAAAGTTAATAATATGTCAACAAATATAACATTATCTAAAGAAAGTAGTGAAAACGAAATTAAGGCGTATTTCAATGAAATATTAGGCATTAAGGACCAAATAGGCAGTATTATATAGTATTACATTATATTATGGAACAGAAAATAAAGGCTTATAAAGCATTTGATAAGGATTTATCTTGTAGAGGGTTTAAGTATGAGGTAGGTAAGGAATATGAAGAAACAGGCGACATAAAGGTATGCGAGAAAGGTTTTCATGCATGTCCTTATCCTCTGGATGTTTTTGGTTACTATGCGCCGGCCGGGTCAAGATTTTGTGAGGTTGAGCAGAGTGGTAAAATAAACGATTCAAAAAGTGACAAGGTTTGTTCTTCAAAAATTAGAATAGGTGCTGAGCTTGATATAAGGGGGCTTGTGAAAGCAGCTGTATCTTATGTCAAGGAACGGTGTACTAACGAGTGTAATGCGGAACCGGGAAAACCTGCTACGGCTGGTGATAGTGGTGCTGCTACGGCTGGTGATAGTGGTGCTGCCACGGCTGGTGATAGTGGTGCTGCTACGGCTGGTGATAGAGGTGCTGCCACGGCTGGTTATAGAGGTGCTGCCACGGCTGGTTATAGAGGTGCTGCCACGGCTGGTAATAGTGGTGCTGCTACGGCCGGTAATAGTGGTGCTGCTACGGCTGGTAATTATGGTGCTGCCACGGCTGGTAATTATGGTGCTGCCACGGCTGGTGATAGTGGTGCTGCCACGGCTGGTGATAGAGGTGCTGCCACGGCTGGTGATAGTGGTGCTGCCACGGCTGGTTATAGAGGTGCTGCTACGGCTGGTTATAGAGGTGCTGCCACGGCTGGTGATAGAGGTGCTGCCACGGCTGGTGATAATGGTGCTGCCACGGCTGGTGATAGTGGTGCTGCCACGGCTGGTGATAATGGTGCTGCCACGGCTGGTGATAATGGTGCTGCCACGGCAAGAGGAAAGGCTTCAACAGGATCTAATGGTTTGTCAGTAGCAAGAGGAAAAAATGTTCAGGTAAAAGGCGGAATAGGTGCAATTTTGGTCATAGCTGAGGAAAGGGATGATACGTATGATATTGTTGATTGGAAGGCTGTAGTAGTTGATGGTGAGGTTGTCAAGGCTGATACATGGTATAGACTGGAAAACGGTGAGTTAGTGGAAGTTGATTAATTTACAAGTGCCACCAAATATTATGGTAATTTGTCTAGAACAAAATGTCTGTAAAAATGTATATTAATACCTTGTCTAAGTTGTTATGACTACACTAATCAAGCACAACAAACCTAATCGTGGGGATGAAATAATCATCCCCTATCTTGCCATAGAAAACAATATCAACTTTATCATGCTCAATGGGGGTATAGGTGACGTTGAACTTATGGACGGAACGAAATGTAAGTCAATAAGCTGCACTCCTATCAAATTTGATGATGCAGGAGATGATATATATCGTATATATGGCATAGGAAAAGAAGCATGGAAAATGGCATGGCTGAAAAGAGTACATGCCATGAGTGATGAAATTGTAAAACTAAAGTTAGATTTCAATGCCAGCAATTAGCGAATTATGGATAGATTATCCAATATCTTACCGTGACGAAAAAGGAAGGTTCGTCAAAGGTCATAATTATGGATTCAAGAAAGGAAGGAAAGTATCGGATGAGGAACGTGAAAAGAAAAGAGTTATTATGAAGGAACTCATAAAGAAACGAAAGGAAAACGGTTCTTATCTCGGCCATAGAAACAATACAAGGGCTGTCATTGCGATAGAGGATGGTACGAACAGATTCCTATGCTTTGAAGCCTGTTGTGACTGTGAGAGGAAATTAGGTATGCCACAACGATCATGCAGTTCTTTTTGTAAGGGGAAAAACGGGCATAGATGGAGAAACTTTAAATTATTTTACGAGGATAGATATGGATTACGTTAACGAATTTGAAAGGCATTTATAAACAATTAAACACTATTTAACTAAATTAGTTATGTTGTAATTTAATTTATAGTTATATTTGCAATATGAAACGAGCATATAAATATAGACTTAATCCTACTCCTGAGCAGATTGTTTTCTTCAACAAATCTTTCGGGTGTTGTAGGTTTGTGTATAACTATATGCTCGGTAAACGTATAGAAGCGTATCAGCGTGACAAGACGAAGATAGGATGGGTTGGACTGGCTAAGATGCTTACAGAACTTAAAAAGGAAGATGGGAAGGAATGGCTTTCGGAAGTATCAAACGAGTGCCTGCAACAATCCATAAGAAATATGGACAGCGCGTTCGTGAAGTTCTTCCGTGAAAAGGCAGGCTTCCCAAATTTCAAGGCGAAGCATTACAGCAGACAGTCATACAAGGCTATAAATTCGGTGTCTGTTGACCTTGACAACAATAAGGTAAGACTTCCAAAGATCGGATGGGTTAAATTCTTTCCGAACAGAAAGTTTGACGGTAAAGTATGTTCTGTCACGGTAAGCAAGACACCAACAGGTAAATATTTTATTTCTGTCCTTGTTGACGATGGAAAGGAAATACCTGTAAAGCCTGCTGTCAGATATGATACGTCTATCGGTATAGATGTAGGTATAAAGGATTTTGCAGTATGTTCAAACGGTGATGTGTATGCCAATCCCAAATATCTTGAGAAATCGGAAGCAAGACTAAAGGTGTTGCAAAGAAGATTCTCAAAGACAAAGAAAGGTTCCAACCGAAGAGAACGGGCAAGAAAAATCCTGGCAAGACAGTATGAGAAGGTTTCCAACCAACGCAACAATTTCCTACATCAAGTCACATCAAAGATTGTCCGTGAAAACCAAACGATAATCATTGAGGATTTGAATGTAAAGGGTATGTTGAAAAACCACCATCTTGCAAAATCCATATCATCCGTTTCATGGAGCGAGTTTTTCCGACAGCTTGAATACAAGTGCGAATGGTATGGACGCAACCTTATACGTATCGGACGTTTTGAAGCAAGTTCCAAGACATGTATATGCGGATACGTTAATAGTGAATTGAAACTCAGTGACCGTGAATGGGTTTGCCCGAAATGCGGAAGGCACAATGATCGTGACATTCTCGCTTCGGTAAATATCAAACGGTTCGGATTAATATCACCCTTGGTAGAAGGGGTTGAGGACGTGGAGTGGTCGGCAGTAGTCGGGACGGTGAAGCGTCAATATGTATGTGTATGAATGTATATAATTACCTCAAGCTAAGGGATTACCAGGAGGTGGGAATAACCCGTCTGAGAAATGCCCTGACTAATCATAAGCACGTCATATTCTCTGCCTGTGTAAGTTACGGCAAAACGGTCATAATGAGTTTTATGGCTAAAGGTGCTGTCGAAAAGGGGAATAAGGTGCTTATCGTATCCCACAGATCTGAACTTATGACACAAACAGGGGGAACGTTGGAAAGAGTTGGCATACAGGCTGAATACATCTCCCCTAAGCACAGGAACATACCTAAAGGTCTAGTAGTGTCCGCAATGGCTCAAACTCTCCGTAGAAGGATTGAAAAGCCCGAATGGGTTGAATGGGTTAAAAGTGTATCTCTCTGTCTGATAGACGAAGCGCATTCGTCTGACGCGGATTATCTCTTTGAGTCTGGTTTGCTTGATGATAAGTATGTAGTAGGTCTTACAGGAACCCCGATGAGAAGTGGAAACCAAAGGCAGCTTGGCATGAACTATGAAGAGATTGTAGAAACCGCCCAGATACAGGATATGATGGACCGGGGAAACATAACCAAGTTGAGAACGTTTACAGTTGATGCGCCCGACTTGTCTAAGGTTAATACCGATTATCGCACAGGTGATTTCGATAGCAGGCAGATGGGTGCGGTGTTCAACAAGTCTGTACAGTACAAGGGGGTGATTGAAAACTATATGCGTATCTGCCCGATGAAGAAAGCAATCTGTTTTGATGCCACACAGGCAAATGCGATAAGGATGTGCGCTGAATTTAATGAAGCTGGCATTCCTGCAAAATTCCTCATATCAGGTATAGATAAGAATAAGCCGGATGAGTTAGCATTATATGAAAGATACAAGCATCTTACAGGAAACAGGGAACAGCTTATCAAGGATTTCCATGACGATAAATTCACCGTTATATGCAACAGTGGTATCTTATCTACGGGATACGATGAAACAAGTATAGAGGTTTGCATATTAAACCGTGCTACACAATCCGTTCAGTTTTATATCCAGGCAACTGGCAGGGCTATACGGCTTCACCCAAATAAAACGGAAGCATTTCTCCTAGACTTCGGTGGTAACATATCACGGCTCGGCAAGTTTGAGAAAGAACGTAAATGGGCTTTATGGCATAACAAGGGGAAATGTGAAGGAATACAAGGGGTGAAAGAGTGTAAACAATGTGGTAAATATATTGCCATAACCGCTTCGGAATGTCCTTTCTGCGGATATGTATATCCAACCGAAAAGGAAATAAGAATGGCGGAACTGCAAGAACTAGTAGGAGATTTAAAATTTGAACAAATGACACCTACACAATTTTTCCAGTATGCGGAACTTAAAGGATACAATACTTATTGGGCAATACGGCAGTTGTATATCAGAAATACGGAAACTGATTTTCGTAAAGCCATGAAAGAATGCGGATATTCCAGCAAGTTTATATGGGGTTATATTCAAAGAAACAAAAAATAACATTATGAAAAACAACATTAATCCTTGGGAAGTGTTTGATGAGATTGAATGTTTCCATAACCCAGAATATATTGTTTGTGTGTCGCATCTTAGACATTACACGAATATTTTTGGCATAGACAAAAGGCTTATAGATTTTCTTGGAATGGAAAAGAATACAATATTAGATATTGAAACATTTTGTTTTGGCGGAATGGACGTTTTCGGGATAAAAGAAAATTATGTTTCCGTAATAGAAGATTGTAAAAGGCAAAGGGAAGCAAAGAAAGAAGCCTTGGAGAAAAACAGGAAATTGATAGCCATGCTAAAATTGAAACGTGAAAATATGTGCGGCATAGGTACAAGAAAGGTAAAATTAATGCTTAATAAAAAGATAAAACAAGGAGATTTTACGGCTAAAATTTACCGTGTTGCATTGGAGATACAAGATTACAACATAAAGGCTAAAGACGCTCCATTTCCCTACTCGGAAAAGATGTACGCAAAGAAAGAAGATTTGATTGACAAACTTATCGAAATATATAACGAAAGTAAGTTCTCTTTTGGGTGCTCGGAGGATAAGGGAAAAAGAGTTTCTTTTATTATGTATTTTGATCTTCCTTTAGGGAATCAAATCTCTTTTCACTCTACAGTAAAAAGGAATATTCCTGCATATGAAAAAGAGTGGGATGGATTGGTAAACAGTACATTGGACAAGTTAGAAAAAGAAATAAAACAATACTTAAACATTTAATCATGGGAAAAAATTTATTGCAGGAAGTAACAAACTATATTTCATAGGTGACTGGATTGACGAGTATTGCGATTTGCGGTTCGATGATGTGGTGAAATAATGTACGGACGATTTCTTGTCAGAAAACATTTCTTTGGACGATCTTGCAAAATAGCAATACAAAGTCTTGCAGGAACGGAGAGTATTGCTGCTGTCGCTGCAAGCATAGATATACGGTTATTGTGGACGGTTTGTTTGTTGGATATGTCTGCTATATTCCTTGGTTTGAAAAAAAAAACGTTGCCATGAAGATAAGAAACAGCGGACATGATATGTGTGAAGGATTTGAGATGGTTGATAACAAACTTTAACCTTTTATTTTTCTCATATATCCCATTTCGTGATACCTTTGCCAAATACAATTTTTTTTATCATGGCTGAGGAAAAACGGTCTGCGGAAGAAAAGAAAATGCAGAAAGATATAGTAGTTAGTTACAGGAACGAGAAGGAAGGTAAAGGATGCAGGGGATTGCTTGTAGCATTCTTTTCCGAACTTCTCCATCCTGCTGTAAGTGGTAACAAGTCGGCTGAGTTCCGTGCTCTAGGGGCAAAGAAAAGTATGCCAGACCTTGCTTATATACATGACGGTAAGATATATGGCATAGAACTTAAAATGCCTGACAGTAACCATGACCGTAATCATATAATAGAACAGGCTGATGTGATGGCTACATATTTCTTTAGAGGATATTTTGTATGGTCTAAGGATATGTTGTGGAATATACTTGACGCTATCGAGCGTGGTCAGCCGGGAATGTCAAATACACTACAGATAAAAGATTATTGTATGCGTAACAGCACTACAAAAGTAAGTTTTGAAAAAATAATTAAAGAACTGTTTTAATGAAAGTTATATATAACAAAATTATTCCATTAAAAGGGTACAAGTGTATAAATTTGTTTGGAGTTCTTTTCGTAAGAAAAGGATGTACGATGCGTGAAAGCGATTATAATCACGAAGCGATTCATACAAAACAAATGAAAGAGCTTTTGTATGTTCCGTTTTACATTTTGTATCTTTTGGAATGGTTTTACAGGCTTACACAAAAAGGTAATGCGTATAGAAATATATCGTTTGAGAAGGAAGCCTATGATAACGAGAACGACATGGATTACCTTGATAAAAGAGAACATTTTTCTTGGATTGAATACATTTAAATTTGACATTTATGAATAAAATAGTTTTTGATAGAAAAGTTTTATATTCAACGTTAAACTCAGCCAAAGCCTGCCTTTCCGATACAGGCTTGACGATATTGAAATGTTTCCGTTTTAAATATGTAGCATCAGAAAATTCAATAGAGGTTACTTCATACAACAACCTCAATGAGATGCGTTTGATTATTCCCGTTGTTGATTCAGACTGCAATGACGGGCAGGAGTTTGCAGTAGACGGAATAAGACTTGTAAAGTTACTCAAAACAGTAAAGGATTCCATTGTTACGGTAAAGATATATGATAAGGATATAATATTCTCTTACAATGGCAGTGAAGCGTCTTTCTTTGCAGAAGATGTGGAATCTTATCCTGATATTAAAATAGGTAAGCGTGGTACCGGGATAAGGGTCAACGTGAACAGGAATGATCTGTATAGAGCATTAAAAAGGAACATAGGATTTAATGATATCAGTGACGTTGTGACCAGCCTTAGTGGAGTGGGGATAAATTTTATTTGTTCCAATAATTGCATTGATATATGTTCGTCCGATAAGATTGTATTTGTAAGAGATGTTATAGAATGTCAGCCGGATATATCAAAGGACTTGTGCATAAATGTAATGCCTACTTCGGTAAAGGAAGCGTTATCCTTTCTTGAAATGTTGTCAGAAGAAAATGTAACTGTTTCTGTATCTGATGATGAAAGGGTGATGTCTATATCTTATGGGGATTTCGGGTCTGTCTTTAATTGTACTCTGATGGAGGTTAAGTTTGTAAACTACATACCATTGGTAAACAATATAAAATCAAACTTTAATTACTTTATTAAAGCAAGAACTAGCGACTTGATGGATTCCCTTTCAAGAATAAAGGTAATGTCAGATGTATATAACATGTCACATTTTGTTTGCAGGGAGGAAGATAATAAAATGGATATAACATACACAAATGATGCAGGGTATAAAATATCGGAAAATGTCGGAATTGAAGGATCTTGTCAAGGGCGTTTTGATTGCAATCTGAACATTGAAAAGATGATTAACGCATTGAAGGTATTTCCTGGGGATTATGTCACATTGGCATACACTAATCCTAAGAATAATGCTCCTATATGTATCATTAATGAAGAGGGAGATTATAAATTAATGGGCGTAGTAAACATTTTTAAGAGTTGATAACTATCGTTTAACCTATCGAATATACAGTTTTATTATCTTTGCAACAAAAATATATAAGACATGGAAGATAAAGAAAGAACAATTCAGATTCTCGCTGAAACAATAGATAGGTTAAACAAGACGATAGAATCACAGAACAGGTTGATTGAGGATTTAAAAAACAGGCTTGAAACAATTCAGAACGAATATAGTCCTTCAATTATGACTGTAGGCGTATTGATAGAAAAGTTGAATAATACAAAGACAAGAAGCGGAAAGGTAAGATTTGAAGCATTATCAAAACATATAATGCCATATCTTACCAATCAGCTTTATGACGAGTATGATTTTAATGATACCATCACTACCTTCAAGGAAGTTCCATCTATTGAAAAGCCTGTAAATCGTGATATGATAGATGATATGATCAATGTTATAAAGTCAAAGAGAAAGATAAGTGAATCATCTCAAAAGGCATATCTTTTAATGCTTAAAAGAATATTGTCCGAATCAAAAGAGATGAGTAAATATATCAATGATTATATTATCTCTTTGGACGTAAAATCTCCTTCAAATATATCTCTTACGGATGAAGAAATAGAATTATTCTGGAATGTCGAGCCGTTTAACGTTACAGAAAAAATTGTAAAGAAATTGTTTCTGATTCAATGCTATACTGCCATGAGATATTCCGATATTTTCAGATTGAAAGATTCTATGATGGAAGGAAATGTTATTTCGTATATATCAAAAAAGACAGGTAAGAACGTTGAGGTTCCCGTACCTTCCAAGATTATAGAAATGATAAAAGAGGTTAGATCGTTCGATAAATACAACATAGAATCTTCCTTAAAGACTACTATGAATGAAGTTCTACCAACCCTTGGATGTAGAGCAGGTATAAACAAGCAGGTATTTGTAAGACGGGCAAATGTACTCATGAAAGGGCCGAAGTACCAGTTCATCAAAACACATACAGGACGTAGAACAGCTATTACCAGATGGGCTAATATGGGAATACCAGAAGGAGAACTGAAATCTATGGCTGGTCATTCTGATATAAGAACCACGAACAGATATATTACTGCAAGCGTATCAAATAAAACCAAAAATATTTTAACTTATGGAAATTTTGGAGAATGTGCTGTCGATTGATAAAATGAAACACCTACAAGAACTTGGGGTAAATACAGGTAACGCATCAATGACTTGGATGTTATATCCTTATGAGGAAGGAAAACAACCACAATTATCTTTACGAGAGTGGAAAACTTTCAAGGAACGGTATAGAAAGGAATGAATTATGAATAAAAGAACAATTCAAATAGATGTTATCGGTCCGATAGAAGAAACTGAATTAATGAAATGTAAATTGTATGTTGATGGTCGTGTGTGTGTAATCGGAATGTCACGATATGACTATGAAGAGTTAATGCGAGAAAAAGTGTTTATCCGGGATGGTAAGAGCGTTGATTCTGCTGGTGTGATAAACACGACTAACACTTTCGTTGAAGATGATTAATATTAGAAAAGAAATGAATAAAATAGAATTGGATAAAATATATAACGAGGATTGTCTGGAAGGCGTGAAACGTATTCCTGATGAAAGTATAGACTGTATATTAACAGATCCGCCGTATTTGTATTTAAAAGGACAGAAATTAGAGCGTGAATTTGACGAACAAACTTTGTTTGCTGATTTTAAAAGGGTCTTAAAGCCTACGGGATTTGTCGTTATGTTCGGTCGCGGGACATCATTTTATAGATGGAACACCATTCTATCAGATTTAGGGTTTAAATTTAAAGAGGAAATAATCTGGGACAAAGGTTATTGTACTTCACCATTGATGAGATTATCTAGGATACACGAAACCATATCTATTCATTCAATGCCTAAAGCTAGCATTAATAAATGCAAAGTTCCGTATCTCGAAATGAAACAGTACGACATAACAAGTATAATACAGGACATTAAGAGGATGCGTTCGGTATTTACTCAGTCTAAATCAATGGAAGCTGTTCAACATTTTTTAGAAAACAACTGTCGTGATACCTCTGATAGCTGGAAAGCAAACAACATATCCATATCATCTGATATCACTAAAGAAAATAGATGTGTTTCCGTAATGCGAGGGATAGAGCATGGAATGAATGAAAAGTCAATCATTCGAACTGATAGAATTGAGTGTGATAAATTCACAAAATTCGGAATTAACTCAGATAAGCGTAAAACAGGTGATAGATGCTGTAACGTGATGCAATCAATGGAATTTGGATTAAATGAAAAGTCGATTATAAAATCTGTACGAGATCATTATTCCGCAATACACCCGACACAGAAGCCTATAAGACTGCTTGAACGTCTATTGGCACTTACCACACAGTCAGGTGATGTTGTTTTAGACCCATTTATAGGCAGTTGTTCAACGGCGATCGCGTGTGTTAATACTAATCGGAAGTATATTGGTTTTGAAATCGACAAGGAGTATTACGATGCTGGCATGAATAGATTGAATAAGGTTATTTCTGAGCCTAAATTGGTAATGTAAATTAGCGTAAAACTATATAGATATGAAACAGACAGTAGAAGAAGCAGCGAAGGAAAATATCCTATTTAATCATAGGACAGTTGACAGAACTTTGTTTGGTAAAGATTTGGCAAAGTTTGGAGAGATGAATTTCGTTCAAGGTGCCGAGTGGCAATCCAAGCAATCGCCTTGGATAAGCGTTAAGGAACGGTTGCCAGAAGAGTTAGAAAGTGTTTTGGTTGGGACTAATTACGAGGGCAGATATTATTACGAAGTAGCTTTTGTAATGAACGGGAAGTGGGTATGCCATAATAGTAAACCCATCTATTGGATGCCCATCCCGTCTTTCGATGATATACTCGAAGCTAACAGGGATGTACTGGAACGAATTAAAGAGAAAGGGGACTAATATGGAAAGGTACAGAATCATACGAGGAGAAGGGTGCAACGGTTGTATTCCCATAATAATATATTGGGTACAAGTCAGAAAAGACAAACGTATTTCATACGAATGGGTGAATGTAAAGGGCTTTGACACCTATAAGAGAGCTAAAGAGTTGTTGAATGTTTTAAAATGAGGAATTGATTATGAGCAAATATAGATACAGAGAAGTAAAGAACTATATCCATAACGAACTAAAGTTGACTAAAGAGGATATAAAGGATATAATAGTTTCAATCGTGAAAGAGGAAGTTAAACGTATCTTCCATAACACCTATGGGGACGATGTTAATATAGAGAGGTGGATTCGTTGTATGGTTTCTGACGAGATAAAGAAAAACGGTGATTTCTTAATGATAAGAAATTTGTGTAGGGAGATAATTAAGGAGGAAATTGTCGATAGGTTGTCAATTGATATAAGCCTTAAAAAGAAGGAGGAATAATTATGAGTATGTTTACGTTAGAGGAAGTGAATCAAGCGATCAATATGGCAGTTGACGAAACATCTAGAAAGGCAGTTGAAGTTCTTTCGTCTGTATTGGACAATTGGGTACATGGCGGTGATGCAGATTGTATCATTGCGGAGTTTGAGGAAAAGTTAAATGAAGCGATTAATGGATAAAAGATGATGGGTGTATAGATGAAAACCATGAAAGGAAATATATTTGACAAAATAAGAAAAGCATATAATAAATACATAGAGTATATGATTGCTTGTGATGATATAGCCAAAGAAGCACAAAAACATATAGATTGGGATGATAATGTTTCATGTGAATATTATCCGTCTGATGGGATATGTATAATGATAGACGAGCATGTTTGTTATGCTAATACATTCTTTGACTTGGTAGAAGAATCAGAAAACGGTATGATTGATAGGAAAACGTATATGAGAAATTGTATTTGATTATGAAAGTAAATAACGGAATAATAATAGACGGAGTGTTGCATGAATTGTGCGTTGGAATATGTGATGAGTGCTCATTACAAAATGAGTGTGATGATAGTTCAGAAATCATTTGCGATATAGCTTATGAAAACCCAAACATGGACCAGTGCTTTGTCAGTCGTGGGAAAGTAACGGATATTAAGATAGATAAGGAGGAATAATTATGGGATTTACAACACCGTGTTTTATACGCAAAAATACACAGGAACTTCGGAGAGGGCTGGAAGAATTGGGGTATTCACATGGTAAGCCTAAATATTATGCAGATGATGATAATAAGTATGATTTTATTATGTGTCATAATGGAATATTCTTTTTACTATCCCAAAAGAATCATGTGATAAGAAATGGGCATCCTTTGAAAAAATATGGAAGTGTTGATTGCGGAACGAATGAAGAACTATTCCTGGCTATCGCTGCATTGAGGGATGATAGTAACTACATGCAGTGGTTTATAGCAGATTCCATTCTTAGCGTTTCTTATGGCGATTCTATTGGTAATGATCATTATTTCACAGAACTCAAAGGCATTATGTTCTTTTGGGATGAAAATTGGGATAATGCAACCATTATTTCAGGACGTTATCACAAGGCCACCGTAGACGAACTGATTGAACACTTTAAAACAAAGGAGGAACAATGAAAGCAAGAGTAAAATCAACAGGAGTTTTGGTAGATGTAACTCCCCAATTAAACATCAACTCTCAACATAGCAAAGATTATTTATATGTATGTGATAACATGGTTTACAGAGAATGCGAACTTGATTTTTCAGCTATTGACTGGGAACAGAGGCGATATGAACTAGCGAAAGCTGCCATGCAAGGATTTTGCAGCAATTCACATGAACAGGTAATGAATGCTAGTTTAAATATGACAGTAGAATGGAGCCTTGGTTTCGCTGATGCGCTAATAAAGAAATTGAAAGGAGAATAAAATTATGACCGAAGAATTTGTAACATTAGAAACAGCAAAGATGCTGAAAGAGAAAGGGATGTTTACAGATATAGAATTTCCTCCGCAATCCGTTGCCCAGAAGTGGTTACGTGAAACCAAGAACCTGCATATCGAAATATCCTATATGTATGAAAACTATTGGACGTATGATATACTGACAATTCCGAGACATGACTTGATAGGATTGTCTGACAGGCCTATTATCCGTTATAATACCTACGAAGACGCACTGGAAGCAGGATTACAGGAAGCATTAAAATTGATATAAATATGAGCCTTAGGCGGCTTTGTAAAACCCATATAAACAATGATGAAAAGAATAATTACTGTCCAAGACATGATTGACGAACTAATGTTAGTTGTCAATAAGGATGCTGAAATAAATATCGTAATGAATACAGGAGATTATCAAACTGAATACATTCCTGATCTATATGATTTTTCTGTCATTGATTTTACTGATGTACATCCTGATGATGGAAACTCGGAAAATAAAGTGGTAATAGAAATGTTTCGTTAAAAGAGAAATAAATAACACTCAAAACATAAAAGAAATGAATACAACTTTTGAAAGATCGTCTAATAGTACCGATGAATGGTACACACCGAAAGAAATTATAGACGCATTAGGTGAATTTGATTTAGACCCATGTGCCCCCATGCACCCTCTTTGGCCTACTGCAAAAATCATGTACAACAAGCAGGACAATGGTCTTATACAAAATTGGGGGGGGGCGAATTTGGCTTAATCCTCCGTACTCCAAACCGCTTATGTGGCAGTTTGTAGAGAAATTGGCAGAACACGGCAACGGTATAGCACTACTTTTTAACCGATGTGACAGCAATAAGTTTCAAGACATCATCTTCAAGAAAGCAACCGGTATGATGTTTTTGAGGAATCGAATAAAATTCTTCCGTCCAGACGGAACTCGTGGGGATTCTCCTGGCTGTGGCAGTATTCTCATCGCTTTTGGTGAGGATAATGCAGAAATATTGAGAACCTGCGATATTGCAGGCAAGTACGTTAGAATAAATTAGAATGACAAAAAGATGAATAAAGAAGAATTTTTAAGCAAAAGATACGCCATTGATTTAAAGCTAAAAGAATTGAATGGAGAAAGGGAACAGTTGGAAAAGGAATACATTGAATCTAACCAAGGATTCCCTATTGGAAGCAAAGTCTGTATAACGGTCCCGGCTCATGAAAGGATATTAGTTCCCGAAGCGAAGAAGTTAGCCTATATTGCAGATTATGATATTGATGATAACGGAGAGGTTGTACCCTCTTTAAGACAGTTGGATTGCAATGGGGGCATGTCAGCAATACCTTTATTTGTTAATTTAAAGAAGGCTATAATTGAATTAGCGTAAATCAGATTAGGAATGAATATGAGTGGAAAAGATGTATTAAGGCTATTACTTATCAGTTACGGTTTTTGCCGTAATATTGAGATAAGTACTTATATTGGAGATGGTGGATGGATTGGTTACGAAGTATCGGCTAGTAATGACGATGGCATTGAATACTATGCAGTAGATTGTGAAGGTTTACTTTTTCATATATACGAGATACAGAAATTTATGAGAGATGGAAATATTGAACCTCGTTTAATGCTTGGAAACTCTAGCAACAAACATCTTCTTTCAGATGAGTCTTTAAATAAGCTACTGAATATGTCAGAGAATAAAAATTACTGTAAAACAAACCCTTATGAATAGGCGTAAAACTGATATAGATATGAACAATTTTAAATTATATATCGCCCGTGACGAAGGCAAATGGGATGAAGATGTACAAAAGGCAGGAGAACTGAACCTGTTCTATGACACCCCGCAACTTCTGTTTAACGTAAAAGACTTGACATCATACTGGGGAAATGCCCGTAAGATAGCACATATTCCATCATACATGTATCCTCAAATCAAGGATAAGGAGTGTTATGTTTTCAACAATCTTGAATTATACCAAAGTTTCAACTAATAAGAGAGAGGATAGGCAGTTAGCCTATCTTCTCTTTTCGTATTTTCTTTTCATCTTTCTTCTTTCCACCCGTGTCATTCCCATGCTTTGAGCAATACCGAACAGGATTTCCTTTTCCGAATCGTTAAGCATATCATATACTTCTTCTTTGCTTTTTCCGCTAATCATAGCCATAAAAATCTTTTTCATAATGATTTATTTTAGTTTTTTCTTACAACAATCGCAAATCTCGTCTTTTATAGGTTTTGTAAATAAAGCACCTACATATCCTGCAAGGTATCCAGCTTCTTCTGATGAAGGCTTTATGCCATAATGATCAATTATATGACCAATCATGTGTTGTTTTTCATGTTCCAGTGTATTCATAAATTCTTCATCAGACGTACTGTGACTGATAATAATTACAGTGCACTTATTGTTTGAATACGTTACACCGTAATTGTATTTTTCAGTCTTTATCTTATCCGTTATCCTGTTCAGCAAATGAAAAGGACAGCCAATATATTCCAGTCTGTATATCGCTCTTAAATAAGAGTATTTATCCACAGAATAGAATACATCAACCGTCCAATCATATTCCTCAATGTATAGTCTTTGTCGTACCATAGCAATCAGATATAATCCTCCCAAGAGAAAGGTGTTCCACAGGCTATACACTTTGCGTAATACTCGTCAAGAGCACGGGTAGGGCTTCCGTCAACATCGTCAAGATAGTCTTTTACAAACATACAGGCATATTGCTCATTGACTATGGATGAACCCATATAGTCGGCACGTACCATATTCAATACATAAACCTTGTTGTATTCCACATCATTCTTCAACTCAACATTGAATTGCTTCATTAATGTTTCCACTTGATCTTTGTCATACGGGTGTATTTTGTTACCGTTCCTGTCTTTCATTTTAGAAACGGCATATTCACACAATTTCTTTGAGAAATTCCATCCATGTTCTGCAAGATATTTTTCCATTCCCGAAGGAAGTTTCTCATATACATCTAATCTCGTTCTTTCCATAGCTTTTGTTTTTAAAAAGATAGCCCGTAGCAAACCACTACGGGCTTAAACCAATTTAATTAGCGTCTACGTCTAGCGTAAGGACCAGTACCTTTGACTCCGCGTCTTTCTCCGTACTCATCATCGTCATCCCAAATACGTCCGTCATCGTCCATTCTTCTACGCATTCCACGTTCACCGTAACGTCCATCCATTTCTTCCATAGCGTCACGATAGCCTTCTTTATACGCTTTTTCTAATTCCCGGTCCATATCTTCACCTTCAAAGCTACGGCCCATTCCATATACTTTCCAACCCATAGTATTTATTTTTTATTGTTGTTATTATTATTGTTTACATGTTGCACGTCAGGCAATTTGATACCAGAAGCAGCAAGTTGTGCAAGTATATCCTTTATCTGTGACAATTCACCTTTAAGTTCCTTCATCTCCTTGTCCTGCTGCGCCTTCTCGGCAAATGCAGGATTCAACGCTGTAAGCATCTCATCGCAGCTTTTGATTACTTTCTGATGGTATTCCACAGATTCCACAACCCTTACACTACTTATTTTCATTGCTTCTATCTCTGCATTGATGGCATCCTTGCTTTCCGATACAACCACATTTCCGCCTACTTGGGAAAAGTCTGCTATACTAAGATTGGCTGGCAACTTTTGAAAATCAAGAGTATCATCTCCAACCTTAACTTTCACATCCACAACCATTTCATTTTGCGGAAGAGGATATGCTGTATATCCGTTCTGATATTTAGGAACAGGATTTGAAACACTTACCACAGTGCCCACATCACATCTTGGGTTTTCCCCTTTATGCAATATGAAAAACTGCTGTCCTTGTCGTATTGATTGAAACATACTTATAACTTTTTAATATCATTTTACAGTGCTTCTAGCCTGTGCGGCAGTAGCAGGTGCAACGATATGATTAACTACTTGAAATATCCCATTACATTTGTCGTAATAGACAAAGTATTTATTGCCTTGTGAAATTTCACTAGACGGAATCTGATCTCCCGAACCGTTTACCAAAGGAACCTTGCTTGTGGATGTTGATGTGGTATTTGTCAATGTAGTAGCTACAGAAACAAGATACGCATCAGACCCAGCAGCAGGAACATGATTTACGCTTAAAAGCAAAATACCTTGATTTGGCAATCGTCTGAACAGACACGGGTTAATACCATAGATAACCTCTGAATTTGTCGTATCTGTCGTTACAGAAGATGTCCTAACAAACGGTATTCCTCCAAAGTCAAGTCTATGTACTCCTTTAAAACGGTTAGCGTTATATCCCATCATATAAGGATTAAAAAAATAACTCATAACTTTTCCCTTTCTTTAAAATTTTACTATTTTTGCATCGGGATAGATAGGAGTGATCAACCTATTGAAAAGGGTTTGCTAACGCCCTTCCCTCTTTTTTTCTATGTTAGCATCACTAAAACTAGTTAGCAATGACAAACGAAGAATTTATTAAGAGCATCTCCTTGGAAGGAGAAATTTGGAAGGACGTAATCGGATATGAAGAAACATATATGGTTTCTTCATATGGTAGAGTTGTGTTTAAAGAACGTTTTAGAGATAATGGCAATGGTGGATACGTTATGCCACCAAAGCTATGTCATTTAATGGAAACGAAATTTGGATACTTACAAGCTCGCCTATATAAAGATAATAAAGAGAAAAAATGCTATGTTCATAGATTAGTTGCATCTGCACATATATCTAACCCTAATAATTATCCCATAATAGACCATATTGATACCAACAGGAAAAACAACAAAGTATCTAATTTAAGATGGCGCAATTCCTCTATGAATGCTCTAAATCCAATAACAAGAAAAAGAAACTCTTTATCTAAAATTGGAAATAGAAAAATTATTCTAGCAAACAGTAAATCTGTTGTTCGTATCAATCCAAGTAATCCTAATGATATTAAGATTTATGAATCACCCACTTTTGCTAAGAAAACAGAAGGATATAACCAAGGTCATATTTCCGCTGTATGTTTAGGTAAAAGAAAGTATCATAAAGGATATAAATGGATGTACCTATCCGATTACGAAGCCCAATTCAATAAGTCAAAGAACTCTTAACTAAACTTTAGCAATTGCAACCACAGTTGTCACCAGCAGCATAACCTGCGCCAAAACCAGCCATGAACGGATAACCTCCATAGCAACAATTTGGGTTAGGCACTATATAGGATGGAACTGGGCACGGAGCCTTAAGCTGTCCAACGATATTAGCAGTCTGGGCCTGTTGAGAAGCAGCTAAAGCTAAATTGCTATTTTCCTGTCTCAGAGCATCAATCTTGTTTTGCATTTCACGCATTTCAAGCTGACAGAACTTGTCATTGATGATTGCGCTTTGAGCATCAATCTTAGCAGATATGATGTTGAACTGAGTGTTTGCATTGCTAGTCAGAGTATTGGTCTGCTCTACAGTAGCCAATCGGCTATCGCATCCTTGACGTTCGATAGCGGTACGGATATCACAGCAGCAAGAAGCAAGCTGAGAACCGATAGCTGCACTATTGGACTGAATTGAGTTGATGATCTGTTGAGAGGAAAGACCTACCTGGTTACCAACTTGCTGAATCTGTCCTTGAATTTGGCAGATAGCATTCTGCAACTGTTGAGTAGAGCAGTTCAAAGAGCTAGCCAACTGGTTGATAGCTGTTCCGTTTCCTTGAATAGCATTCATCAACAATTCACGTCCTGCTTCATTGTTCAATTGAGCAGGGATTCCGTTTGCTCCATTGCCAAACCCGTTACCGAATCCGTTACCACCCCACAGGAAGAAGAGCAGGATAATCCAGATCCACCAACAACCAGCACCACCCCAAGCGTCTTGATTGTTTTTATTGCTCATAAGAGCGGCAACCATATTGGGGTCTAATCCTTTATTCTGCAACAGTGCAGGAATCATTGACATAATACCTGCGCTTTCTCCAGCGGCAGGATTGTCGAACATAAAAATTTTGTCTGAACCTATAATATTGTAATTTAATGTGTGTGTATTATAACTCCCGTAAAGACTGTGCACTCATCTTTACGAATGTAAATTTACAACATGGATGGTCTAAACAAAAATAAAAATTTCGTAGTATAACTTATTGTGTTTCAGATAGTTTAAACTTGTTAAAATAAGTTATTTACTTGTGTGTTGTTTTTCCTATTCGTATATTAGCGCAATAATTTTAAAATAGAGGAATTGAAGATGAAAGAATTAAAAAAATGGAATAATAATCCAATAAAGATTACGTATTTAATACCTAGTGGAAACAAGTACGCTTATATAAAATTAGGTGACACTGTTGATCTGATGAACGGAACATATAAAATAACCGCTTTGGATAATGAAGAAAACATTTTCCAAGCGGTTAATATGGATAATAAAGATGATTGTGTTACAATGTATGCGTATGAGGTTGTCTAGTTTTTAGTCTTGTATTTACCCCTTGACTTCTTTGGACGTATAAGCCCGTTGTTTTTAAGAGCATCCAATGTTTCTTTCAAATAAACGGGCTTTGTCATTCCTTGTACTCTCACAGGAGATAATAACGGTTGTACGGGATGAAATTTAGTACCTTTATATGTAAGTCTTGCAAACTCTGTGTCGCTCACATCAAGATACTTAATGGCATTCTCTCTATCAAAATAAGACGGTATGATAGTTGATCTGTTTATTGCGTCAGTAAGGAAGTTGAACTGTTCCGCATCAACATTCGAGTTTCCGCTTTTCAACGCTAGAGATATTCCGTCAAGTAAAGAGGCTAATATCGTGTTGTAATTCATTCCCATGTCCTACTCAATAGATGATATGTTTGCTGTTCCCGTAACACTTACCTTGCTTCCCGGTGTGACTGAAAAATATTCCACTGTTCCTGCTGGAAGAAGCATTCCTGTTGGTGCTATTCTGCTTGATCTGCTTTTCGTTTCCTGTACCAATGAGATACGGCATCCATCCGATGTTGCTACTCTTATAAGGTTTGACAATGCTGTGTATTCCTTGTCGGTAACATCTTCCGATGCTGATATTCTTGCAGCCACTAAACCTTTTAACGCTTCATCCTTTGAAGCGTTTTTGGTGGAGAAATACCCACCTATCTGTTGTTTATCATTGTTTTCCATATCCTTTCAAGTAAGATTGTTTCACACTTTCGGCAAACTCGTTCAGTTTTACATAATCCGGGTCAAGTTTGTTTAAAATACCTTTTCTGAGAGCCGCTTCTTCCTCTCCGTTTGGAAATTCATCCTTTATGGCGGCATCTACCGTTTTGTCGTATGATACAGGGTTCTTTACACGCTGTACATCGGCTTTCCACTTTTTGACGAACTTTTCCTGTACAATATTTCCCATATCGTCCGTTTCGGGTTCGTCAACTTGTTCAATGTTTAAATGAACATTGCTATATCCAGTGCCTAAATCAAAGATAAAGGCAGGCTTCTCGTCAAAAATCAAACCTCTTTCCATATTTTAAACATCTAATGTTCCATCAAAATAATAACCCCTATTGAATTTTATGACAACATCCTCCAATGGTAAAAGGCTTTTGTCTACTTGGGAAAGAAATGTTCCTAACGCTTCGTATCCGCCTTTCATAAAGCATTTTTCTCCTTTGAACATTATCTGCATCCTTACCCATGTGCTATTGTCCTTCTTTGTGGATGGTCTTACATCGAAATCAAGAATGTCTATATGTTCATCGACAAGTTTGTCTATCTTCACATCTTTTCCGTCAAACTTTCTTGACACCCTTATATTCAAGTCACTAATCTTTGTCATGTGGCTATTATTATTAACTAAAACTTTATTAATTAAGTTTTTAGAATCACAGTGCATCAACATACCCATATAACTCGTAATTGATTTTGGGTTATTACGTTTTGACGCAAAGTTTTTCTTTATTCTCTTTCTTATTTTGGTATGACCGGGAGTAAAAACAAATCCACCGAAATCTATCCCTTCTGAAACGGGGAATATCCTGTAATTTTTCTTCATCTCTAGCTTCTTTTCATACCACAGGTAATTTCTTATCCTCCACAGCCATTCATGCAACTGTTTCTTGTCGTGGGATAATATCACCATATCATCGGCAAATCTGAAATAATGCTTTACTTTGAACTGCTCCTTTATAACATGATCCAAAGATCTTAATACCAAATGGCTTCCTATCTGAGCGTCAGGATTGCCAATAGCCAGACCTTTGTTGCTGTAATTAAGCGTATTCATAAGCCATAACGCATCCCTGTCTTTCAAGTCTTTGCTATATGCCTTCTTGTAAACGCTGTGTCTTACGGACGGATAAAACTTCTTAATATCCATTTTCAAAACGTATATTTTTCCGTTTTTGTCCATTTCAAGCAATATCCGTTTCATCTTTCTCACAAGGGAGTGCTTTTTAACCTTACTTGTAATACCCCTTTTGGGCAGACAGTTATATGAATCAAGTGTAAGGCTTTTTGTCCATCTGTCCATCATGGGTATCAAAAGGCTGTGCTGGATAATCCTGTCCGGGTAAAACGGGAGTTTGTGTATCTCCCTTACTTTTCCTGCATCAGTCACTTTCTCTATCACCTCATACTTGCTTACATGGTATGATTTGTCTTTGAGCATCTGATAAACATTCTGATGATATTCATCCTTATGTTTCTCATAATCCCTCACACCCCTGTGATTCCTCTTTCCTTTCTTTGCCTTTTCAGCAGCAGAGATAATATTATCCACACTGCCTATCGTTTCAAAAATATTATTCAATCTTTTCATCTTACGTGCTTTTCTTTGTCCGTTGAGCCAAAGATAACTAACTTTCCATATACCTACAACTGTAAATGTACTAATAAGTTCCCATCCTCAAACAATGGGTTGTCTTGACATTTTTCATCTTCCTGACGAGGCTTCTGTATAGCAGTAATTTTTTTAGCACGTTAGCCGCCACCGATGTTCGTGTTCGTGTTCGAAGGATCATGGTTCAAATTACCATTCCGCAGAGAACAATTGCCGTTGTTCGACTTACCACCAAAGTAAACACCACCATTCTACAGACCGCCTTTTTTCAACTAACCGCCTTTGACAGACTTATTTAACTTTGCTGACGCATTTGGTTAGATTTTTAATTATGCAAACTTAAACATTATTAATATATTTTGCAAGTTTTAGGAGGGGGATTTTTCACTTCGTGAAAAATTAGGGTTGGGTTATTGTACAACGAAAGCCGCCACCGAAGCTCGTGTCCGAGCCCGAAGGAGCATGGTTCAAAAAACCAGCCCGCAGAGAACAATTGCCGTGGTACGACCAACCACCAAAGGAAACACCACGCCTTCCAATCTTACCCGCACCTGCATTTCCCGTAAACCAGTTGTAATGGCATTCCCCCGTGTGAAGATTGCTTCCCTTGACCCCTCCAATAAGAGAGTTCTCAAAGTTCTTCGTTATATATCCTTCACCTCTAGCCATAGAACCGACAAAATCATACGTATTCTCAAAACCGTAAGATTCCCCGGGATTCTTTTCTGTGACTACATTGTCCGTAGTCAGATTGTTCACGTCATAGGTCTGATAGATGTCTATGGATGTGGAATCGTGCATGACACAATCTATCCCACTGTACCACATCCATATATCTCCCCACCCGGCAATACGTCCGCGAATGATAGGCTGTGTGAAGCATATCTCTATTTCACGGTCTGTCACTTCCGCATTGTCAGGAATACTCCATCCGCTGGTTACAGTTGCATTGACAAACTTGGCTACGATACCCGACATCTCCCCGTCAGCCAATCCGTTATGACCTTGGAAGTTGTAATATTTGTATTTTGTGCTTTCATATTCAAACTCGGTGTCGGGAGCGACATTGTGTTCCTTTGCGTATGACATGGCAAGCTGTGCTTCAAACATCTTCATGCAAGGACGGTAGTTGTTTATAAGCTGTGAAAAATTGTAAGCAGTTCCTGTTTCTGATGCTTTAAATCCTTGCCCGTTCATCTTGTAATACACATAGGTCTGACCGTCCGCCTTCTTGAATCTGACGCCTGTCATTTTCCCCCAGCTTGACGCATCGGGGGCTGAATCGTTGGATGATATTCCTTTTCCGCAAACAGACTGTGCGTGTAGGTCTTTTGTTCTGAATTTGATAAAGAGAAGCGTACACCACACTTCAAAGTCAAGAACGAAAGCATTTGCATAAGGATAGTTCTTCGTAATGTTCGGGTTCTTTGCCCTGGCGTATTTCTCGTAATCAAAACGTGACACGTTTGTCGTAGGCCATCCATTTCCTTCCATTATGTTCACGCCTAGATTTCCTACTGATGTTGTTCCTTTTACCGTGTTGTCAAAAATAGATCTCTGCTTCCCATCCTTTATCGTGGAGTAACCGATACTCATTCCGAACGGTTTTATCTCTATGGCCGTATCGCCACCGTATGTAAACGGAGCGTCACTGACGAGCCTTCTTTCGTATGTATCATCCGTTCCTCCGTTGATTATCCAGAAAGGCTTGGTGTTTACAAGCATGATGTCGCTTCCATCATCTGTTACATCAGTTCCGTCAATAACAATATTTGACGGGCTACCGTCAGCCATTTTGAAGAAATTGGTCTGGTCAAGAAATCCGACTACCTTACCGTCCTTTACCTTTGCCACACGGAAAGAGTTGAGGATGGGATGAGATGTCTTGAACTCTTCCTTTCCTATCCATGTCTGAAATACAGGGTCTGTCTGCCCTCTTCTCATCTCCACTCCATATATGTTCCCCTGCTGCATCTTTATCTGTTCGAGAAGCGTTTTGTAGTCATTGGTGAAATCATTTGTGGATAACTCCTTACCGTCCACCTTGTCTACCTTCTTGTCTAGGGCTGATTTCTGTGCGGTGGATACGGGCTTTTCGGCATCGGACGTATTGTCCACATTTGACAGACCTATATTGTCTTTCGTTATATTGACATTCCCTGTCCTGTAAGACTGTTCGGCATTACCTTTCACGCCTATGACGGTATTCTTCTGTGCGCCTTTCTCTATCCCGTCAAGTTTGGTTTTTAACTGGGTAGTAAAGTTATTGTCTGTATGCACATAGTTTTCGTCCATTACCATGCCTTGTCTTATCTTGGACACCGTGACGGATTTGTTCTCTTTAGGGTCCCCCGTCACGCATGGTATCATCTCTTCTCCCGTAGCGGTCTCAACGGGAGGCATCTGTGAAATTTTAAGATTATCTTCCATTATATTATTCCGTTAATATTAAACCATCGTTTTCAAGCAATATGCTGTATCCATTTTCAGTGATTACGGTATTCCGAAGAACCTCTAGCGTTATCCTTGAATCAGCAAGCTTCCATGAATTGTCAGAAAACGGCATATACCCGTCTTTCTTTACAGACAGCGACATCGTGCCATTTGCCATACCCCGTACTTTTACTGTACCGTCAGACAACGTTTTGTACTGTACGCCTCCCACCGTGACCGTTGCGTCCTGTATGGGTGAGCCTGATACGTCCACCACCGTTATCGTTACGATAGCCTTCGGCATATAGTAGTCAATCAAATCCTGCTCGGTGAATCCGTCATTCTGTTTGGTGGGAACTGAATCGAAACCGATGGAGTTGTAGAAAGCTGAACTAATCCATCCGCTATTATGGTCAGTATTGCTAAAGAATACAGGAGTTTTAGTTTTATCACCTGTCACATCATTGTTTACTATGGTGATTATTTGCTTTTTGTTTAACAAAGCGGAAACTATTGTAGATTCATTCAGTGTTCCATCAATATAGGTCTTGCCGTTTGAGTTCCTACTATTATAAGCAATACTACCTTTGTCATTGAATACGGCAAACAGCCAAGGTTCAGTAGTATTCAGTCTTTGGTCATAGATAAACTTTCCATCAACAAACGGATTAATAGTAGTAAACAACACCTTAACGCCATGCTGTAAGTTCTGTATTTGCCCATAATCATCTACCCCATCAGTTACTAGGGCGTTGGGATATCTAGGTATAAACTCTATTGTTACATCCATATCTCCTGTACTTCCTGTAACTCCTATGGCGTTATACAATGAAGTGGTTCCTTCGGGATAGGTTAATGTCACCTCATGCTCCCCGTTGTCAAAAGTATAAAATCCGCCATTTCTGTTTACCAAACTAACTTGTCTGCCATCAGAAAGACCTGTAACCTTAAACTTATGCGTTGGGTTAGAGTTTGCCGGAACTATGTTTACCATGTTATCTGTGGTGGATAGTTTTTTAGTAATATGAATAATTCTGTTATCTGTAACAGTAACATTTGCTCTATCGGGTAGAATATTAGTGCTAGCAATATCATACCCACCCACACCGCTCATTGCAGCGAACAGGAAATTGTTAAGTTTCAGCGGTCTGTTGTTTCCACTGAAATCCTGCAAGTATGGATTGGCTTTTAGTATCTCGTTTGTGGGAACGGATTGTTTTGTAGGTATTTCTTCTACCACAATATTACAATCCACATCATTCACATTATCACCTGCCAAATAAAATCCGGAATAAGATGTGTTTGTTGTATGACTGTTCCTGTATTCAGGTATGTCATATTCTCCATCAGACGTTATCTGAATATCATCATATCCAACCCTTCCTTTAATAGTGAAACCTGTTGGCAATCCTGTTACACGTATTTTATAAGATTCTACATATTGTAACGGTTTTACAATTATTTGCCAAAATGCAATATTATTGTTATTTATAGGTGTATGGGTTATTATACACTTATTTATAGCATTATCATAAGTTAATTTTCCACCACCATTAACAAAAGGATTTGCATAAGTAACGCTGGGAACATAAACATCCACAGGCTTTGACATATCATACCAGAACACCATGTGCTTTGGTATCCATTTTTCTATCATCTTGTTTATATCGGTCTTTCCTGTACCTGCCGATTTTACAAGGCCAAGTCTGCCTATATTAAAAAGTCCTATCTTTCTCATTTTTCGTCCATTTTATTCCATTCCTCGGATAAAAGCAGCTTCTCAAACTCTCTTGTGCCAGTGTCGTATGTGTCGTAAGGGAAATGGTGTTCCGTTACGTCCTCAGGTAACGTCATAGGCATCACTTCCATAACCTTATTGGTATGGATCATATAATACAGACCGTCTGTCGATTGTCTGAAAACGGACAGGTCATCTTCCGAAAACATAATCTCGGCATCTATTTTTGGTACTATGGAAAACTGCATATTATGAATTTTATCTATTATCGCAAAGATAATTAAAAAAAAGTTAAACGTATTGGTTGCATACAGTTTTATGTCGTATATTTGCTGAAAATTAAAAAAAAATATAGCGATGAATGTATTAAGTTTATGTGACGGGATAGCTTGCGGACGTATCGCACTAGAGAGAATGGGATATAGAGTAGACAAGTATTACGCAAGCGAAATAAACGAACCGTCTATCAAGGTTGCACTGGATAATTATCCCGATATAATTGAATTAGGGGATATTAGAAACTGGGACAAATGGGATATACAGTGGAAAGATATTGATTTATTGATTGGCGGAACACCATGCCAGGATTTCTCACAGTTAGGGAAAGAGAAACTGAACTTCGATGGAGAGCGTTCGGGATTGTTCTTTGAATACGTCAATATACTCAACCACATCAGACAGTTTAACCCTAACATAAAGTTCATGCTCGAAAACGTGAAGATGAAATCCGATTGGGCTGATTTGATTTCGTCACATCTTGGAGTAGACTATGTGTATATCAACAGTTCCGATTTCTCCGCGCAAATGAGAGCAAGATACTACTGGTGCAACTGGGAAATACCTGCATGGAAGGACAAGGGAATATTGTTCAAGGACATAATCACGGACGGGTATGTGGAGAAAGACAAGTCATGGTGTATGCTTGAATCATGGAACAGGTTTGCCAAGAACCCCGAATCACTGTTGAGAAGATACAAGAAATGCCTTACACCGCTGATATTCAGTTATCCAGACTGTGATGCGGAAAAAGGTTTCAGGACACCAAATATTACAGAAGCGGAAAGATTGCAGACAGTTCCCGAAGGATACACCAAGTCGGTACAACCACATATAGGCATGGGGCTGTTAGGTAACGGATGGACAGTAGATGTAATTAGTCATATTTTAACAGGATTGAAACAATGAACCCAATAGTTAGTCATATTTTTGCATTCCTTTGCGGATGCTCGTTTGTTATACTTGGAGCAATTTATTTTGGAACGAAAGGAGATTGAATATGAAAGTAAAAAACGGAATAATAATAGACGGAGTGCTACATGAATTGAAGGAAACGAAACATAAAGATTGTTCAAAATGTTCGTTACGTGATTTATGTCAAGATGAATTTGGGATCGCGTGTCTATGTTGGATTAATTTAGCTTCTGAATCAGAAGTGATAAATACCGAATTTAAATGTCGTGGAAAAGTAACAGACAATGTTTCGGTTGAAAAAGCAATCGAAGTTCTCTCTTCCGTATTAGATAATTGGGTGCATGGCGGTGATGCAGACTGTATCATTGCGGAGTTTGAGGAAAAATTAATGAAAACGAAGTAAACACTCCCCCTTGCTGGTAAACGGCAAGGGGGATGATTGTGCTTATAACCCAGGACCCATAGAAAGAAGAAATGTACTTCCCTTATATGCAGCACTGTTAAGGCTTACCCATACCCTTGCAGTTCCTGCATTAATCAGTTCCGATGATATTAATATTCTCACCTTCTTGTCAATGCTGGAATTGGCGGATACTTGGAAATCTTCTATTGTTTCTCTTGATTCACCTATAACCATAGGATCTTCAAATTTCTTACTTGCAAACCTAGACATACAACTATTATTACGGAAAGAAATAAGGCTACTCGAACCGTTTCTTACTCTTACGGTAACTTCAATATATCCACTAACGGATGGCATCACTCCACCAATTATTGTTATGCTTACGTAAGAACCAACTATCTCTATATCTCTTTTACTTACCATTGGAACAGTGTATGCTATATGAGCAATATCGGAGTCATCCTGCTTCAATATAGCTGTACTAAGGAAAGGATAAACTTCCCAATCACCAGCAGTCATACCCCACGAGTTTACAGTAACCGTAGCGTATCCTGTTCCTATCTTCTTGTCGGCAGTAACACGCCTAGACATCTGACTGGTCTTGTGCTTAACATAGACACCGAAATAGCAATCAGCTATCTCGGCAAAGTCACCCATGTTAAGAAAATCAGTATCATGCCCCTCCGATGGCATCATTATAGCCGCAGAACAGACAAAATTACTACTTGTAAACTGATTGGTAGCAGTATCTGGGCAGGAGAATCTACTTATCGGTGCACTGGCACGATGGTTGTATCCGTTAAAGTCGGTAAGGCGAAATGGAAACTTTCCTCCTGTAGGTGGAGTATATTCCCATCCGTTCATGCTTCCATCAGCGTGTTTTGGTGCATCCCAGTATCCTGCCATTTGAAAAGGTTTGACACCACAGTTCCCATCCCATCCTTGCCACCATTTTTCATTTGGTCCAGGTGCAAGGCTTTCGTAACGTACAGGTTTGTACCGTGCCCACGGGTTTATTTTCCCGTGGGTGTTTGCACAAGCATATCCTAAATCATAATCCCCACCAACACTGCCTATGCCAAGAGTGGCGTAAACGTCACCAGCAAGGTTTATCGGAGCTGTAATCTTTCCATTAGAATGACCCATAATCTTTTTTTTATTAATTGTTAATACCTAATCTCTTTTCCAATTCTTTCACTCTTTTCTTTAATCTTGTAACCTCATCATCGACTTCTTTAACTCCCTGTATCAGTATAGGAATGAACTTCTCATACTGCAATATCAGATAATCACCGAATATATTGCTTGCGAAGAGAGGAAGTTCGGGCATGGATTCCACATCCTGCGCTATCAGACCATAATTCAACTTGTCGTGATTCAATGCAGGAGATAACCTTTTTGCCGTTTCATTCCAATAGAACGTCTTGGGATGCAACTTCCTTATTATATCGGAAGCACTGAAATCACATATATTACGCTTTAAACGCCTGTCGGAAGATGAGGATTTTGCAGTAACAGCTCCGTTTGCAATAATATTAGCACTACTTGTAATATTCTTTCTTGCATATATTCCTCCACTGGTTGATATTGCAGTAGCTGAACTAAAATCAGTATTATCTCCATTTTCAACATAAAATCTCTTTCCCCCGAACACTCTCACCCATGAACTGTCTTGCATATATATTCCACCACCATAATTCTGATGATACCACCCTGAATTTCCTGTGCTTCTGAACCAATCGCTGCATTGGATGGAACTTGGGAGTTTTAAATATACATTACTACCACCATTTACATTAACGCCAGCACCTGTATGGGAGGAATCATGGTCTTGTATATAGAATGTTCTGGCAGTAGTCCACACATCCGCACTAGAAGCCCTACTGTCAGCCAGCGTGGAAGCACCTCTAGCCGATACAGCCACAGACGTGTTGGAGGTGGATTGCAGATTTTCCCATGCGGAAACGTTACACCCATAAGACCAATATTGATATTCAATGTTTGCATTGTGGTATGCGCCAATTTGGCGCACCTGCAATTCAAAATTGTTTGTTCCTACACGTACAAGACGGATATTATCCATTCCTTTTGCGAATGTGGGGAGAAAAAGGCGTGCTGAATTTTCAACATTTCCAACACTGCTATCAGAAGAACTAGGGTTACTTCTCATATTAAATATGGCACAGAAGTGATAATTCCATACTTCTGACTGTGCATGATTTCCATAGGCATACCATATCCTTCCCCAAACCGTTACTGACTTATATGGTCCGGCTCCCGATTCAGAACAAGCGAATATCTTTTTCCAACCATTATCTTCACCACCTAGAGCAAATCTTACTGCATAACATCTACCTATATTGTAATTTCTAGGTAAGAAATTAAGATGCCAATTGTCTAGCATATCCGCGTTCAAGTTGGTATTCAATGTAGTGGAATTGCATTGGTAAGGCTGCGTACCTGTGCCTACGGTAGATATGTGCCTTACTGACGTAACAGAACCTGGGAAAGAAGTGTTCCCACTAGCATCCAATAATGTTGCTGTTCTCTTTATGGTAGTAAATACGCCCGTGTATTGTCTTGCATATATAGGTTCATTTCCATCATCACAAGAAGCTATCTCCATCCATCCGGCATTTTCAGCAGTACCACCGAAAGCGATTCTGCCATAGTCGTTCCTTCCGCCTTGGAAGCGTATTTGCTGTGTAGATGTGGGGGAAGTCTGCAACATATAAAGTATATGATCACCTGATATATTCAAATTCCCTGTCATGGTGTCCCCCGACTTCTTTACGTAGCGTTCGTCAGCAATAGACGCATAGTTTTCAGTATGTAATAATCTATGCCATGCAGACGTTATCTTATTAGTACCATCATGTTTTCCTCTAAAAAACAAGTTTGTACTAGTTCCTCCTATCTGTAATGCAGCAAATTTATTGGAATCCCATAAGTTAGCTAATAATCCATATCCAGCAAAAGGGGCGTTATTTGTAGTTTGTTCTGTTGTTCTTATTTCCTTAATTGCTCTTTCAGAATAAGTATTTAAGTCAAAAGTACCATCACTTCTACCTACACTTAACAAGAACCTTTCAGCGTGAAATCCATCAACCATGTCTGCATTAAGATTACCCACAACAGTGTTACTTACCACAATAAATGGAGCCGTGCCACTTGCTACGGTAGACATAAACGGAACATAACTTGTAACCCTGTTCGCTGCTATACCAAATAAACTTTTCAAGGCAGAACTTGTACATACGTCCTCCACTGAACCCGCTAAAGGTGATGTGTATGTTTGGAACAGGTGGGCAGCGGCTATATGGCGTATTCTATCCGGACCCGAATTACTTACATTTACAGCTTCATTACCGTTACCTATGTCATTCCCTTTAAATAATACTAGTTCACTACTTTCTGTACCACCCCAAAGTCTTTCGGCAATAAATGTATGATTATAGTCACCCTGTGAATCTCCTGTCGTTCCGTAGAACAATATGGCATTTGGGGAAGTACCGTTTCCTATCTCCAAATTACCGCTCATGTTAATGCTACCAACACCCGTCATATCTCCGCTTACGTTAGCTGTACCGTTGAAAGGTTGACCCCAAAGGGTACGGGAGGTAGCTAATCCTGTGGAGCTTATATAGTTAACATAACTTGCATCACTTAACCCAGAGTTAGCTTGGTTAAAGGCAAATCTCAAAGTAATATTACCCGTTGTATTGGCATTGTTAGTTGTTATGCTATCATAGTTTTGTAATATAGTAGAGGCCCATCTTCCATAACCATTTCCACCATAAACTTCTATAAAAATATATGCCTTATTATTTTCTATCTTATAGCGAACGCCTCTTGTATGAGAACCTACCAAACTCATTACATGAACAGAGCATCTTGGGCTTTTATTACCACTATTATCATTATTTGTACAAGCTATATGTAACTGTAATGCTGAATAGTGTTGATGCCCCCAAAATTCATTCGATAGTAATATAACATATGTGCTATATGTAGTATCTATATTTATTTCAGCTACAAGCATCATATGTGTATCTCCGCTGACATAAGCAGTTCCACCAGTAGAAGCCGAATAGTTACTGTGTATAAACCCAAGGTAGTTATACCCCTGAAGATAGTTGCTGTTTAAATTGCTAACAAGTGTTGTACTATTAACAATTAAAGGTGCTGTACCTGTGGCGACAGTTGACTTTAATTGCTGCGTAAATGTTTTCTGCCCCGTAATATTTTGGTTAGTAGATATAGTAACCCATCTACCGTCCAATACGGAAGTAGGGATATGACTTGCGTCTATGATTTTACTTGAATCAGCTTTTTTCAGTTCAGCCCACATAGCATCAGCGTCAAGTCCTCCCTGTCCAGCCATGTCGTACAGTTTCTTTATCGTGTACGCATTAAACGTATTGTCAAGGTCTGAATCGGAGAAGGTTGTGCCGTCAGTAAGGTTTGCGAAGCTGTAAACGGTATTTACAACACCGCTACCACCACCGCTACCACCTGTTTTCACGCCAAGAGCAGATACCCAACCGTCCGAGTAGAATCCTACCGTGTTTCCGTCTGTTCTATGCTTCACTCTCAGAGCCTTGTTTGCCGAATCGTAGACAAGTTGGGCATCTCCTATCGTAATGGTATTTGTTGACACTGATGGTGCTTGAACATTTCCTGCCTTATTAATCCAAACAGCACCTTCCGTATTATTGTGCCCATTAGGTCTTAGATTTATATTTCCATCTCCGAAGCTAGCTAGTATTGTATGACCGTCTGAATTTCTTAATGCTACATTTCCATCGGGATATGTTATACCACCGTTATTATTGAATACTATATTCTGACTAAACGTTTTTCTTCCCGAAATAGTCTGAGCAGTAGTCAAGGTAACGGCATCAGTAATCCCGTACCCTGCCAAAGTGGTAGGATTATCACCAACTGTAACACGCCCGTAGGTGTCTACTGTAACTTTCGTATATGTACCAGCATTCACCCCCGTGGTAGCTAGTGACAATGTGCGGTTTGCGGACAGGTTTCCACCTCCCGTAAGACCAGTTCCTGCACTTATCGTTATGGTTTTGTCCGCTTTCAGTGCAAGAAGTTCGGCTAGGTTGTCGCTTTCCGTAAGACCGTCAAGAAACGCTTCAAGTTCTTTCCATTTGTTGATAATGTTATCAGCATCGCTTCCTTCTAGGAAGTCGTTCAGTTTATTGCCTAACTGTGTTACGGTATTATTCAGCGTACCCAAGTCCTGTTGTCTAGCGAATGTTTCCCCGAATACGGCAGTAATGGTTTTTCCGTCAGAACTAAGTGTCATGTCTGTTACGGCATTTCCACTCCCCGACTGGGTGATGTTCTTTATACCACCACCTTCCTTCGCCATTTTCCAAATCTCGTTTATCGTGTACGCATTAAACGTATTGTCAAGGTCTGAATCGGAGAAGGTTGTGCCGAGATTGGAAAAACCATATACGTTTTTCACAAGTCCGTCACCACCGCTTCCTCCGCTTCCTCCGGGAGATACGCCCAAAGCGGAAATCCATCCTCTGGTATAGAAGCCTATTTCCGTACTTCCATCTATATGCTCAAATGTTACTGCCTTGTTTACGGAATCATATATAATCTTTATATCGCCAACCTGCAACGCCTGTGTTTTTACCGTTCCGCTTATGTTGGCATCTACAGCATAAATATTCTCCCATCTCTTCGATTCAAGACCAAGTGTGGATGCGTTGTTCACGCTAGGAACTACATTTGCCGTAGACAACTGACCGGTAAATATCTTGCTTGCAGTAACTGTCTGTTCCGTATCAAGCGTTACAAATTTATTGTCAGGAATATGGGATATGTGAATTTTCTTTGTCGGATCATCCTTTCCCAACTCCTGCCACAATTTGTCCGTATTCATCCCGCCTTCCTTGGCTAGCTTCCATATCTCGTTGATGGTATATGCGTTGAATGTATTGCTAAGGTTGGAATCGTCAAACGTCTTACCTAAATCGGCAAATCCGTACACGGCCTTAATCAGTCCGCCTTCTCCACCTCCCGGTTCTCCGCTACCACTCTGTGCGCCCAACGCTGATATCCATTGGTTTGTATAGAACGCTGACTTGCATCGTAACGCTTGGTTTGCTTCATCCCATTCAAACCATCCGTTGAACTTCTGAAACGATGCAATAAGGTCATTAAGTAGCTGTTCAGAGAAAATATTTGTTCCGCTTCCCGTACCACTTCCACCTAATGTTACATTTGTCGTATTCTGTGTTGAAGCGGTCTGATTCTCCTGTGCCAGCCGTTCATAGAAAGACAGTATCTTTCTTCTTGCAATGGTGCATGAATATGACGGAAACATATTCTCCTTGGAATATTTAATCTCCAAAGACTGTATCTGTAACTGCATATCCACTATCTGACCGTTATCAGAGAAATCGAACACGCCTATTCCATCATCCCTTACCTTTAGCATATTTCCTTCTATGAAGTCAATGAAAAGGTTAGGATGCTCTGCGACAAATCCGCTAGATATGTCAAGTGAAACGGTTCGGTTCTCATGGTCATATCTTGACAGGTAGTCAAGAGCCGCCTTTTCAAGCGTGTTCTCAGCCATTGTCACATAAGATTCGGGCATGACAATATTCAGAATGACAAATTCCGTTCCTTCCGCAATTGAAGGAGATTTACCATCCGTGTAAAGCGGAAGTTTGGCATTGTCGCTATCTGTTCTGTAGCATGATATTTTATATCGTGCCCCCTTGTTGAACATGGCAACATCCTCTTCCGTTTCCCCCGCATCACCGTTCACCTCACCGTAAAGAGGAATAATACCGTTTTTGTTTATCTTAAATTCCGTGCCTGTATAAGTTCCTGTACGCATACTGAACACCGCGTCCGTCACAGAAGCGTATTTGTAATAGAATCTGTCCTGTGAACCGTCCTGATTACCGAAATGTATATTGCAGGTCATTTCCTCACTAAAGCCTATCTTGCAACTCCCGGCAGGAACATCGGAATCAAACGTGAACTCAACACTGATAGTAACTGTCGTATTCTGACCTTTTTCTATATATCCTACAAGAGTTGTTTTGTCGTAAGGTATTTCAAGCATACCAGTAGCACCTTCCTCTCCGATAACAACCTCTTTCAAAGGAGAAGCCTGACCCAATACACGGTTCGTAACCATACGTAGATTAATCTTCACCTTTTTCCCTACAGCATCACTTCCTATAGGTAATATACTGAAAAGCATCTTCCCGGAGAATGTGGCAGTAACCTTTACAGGCTGGTCATAATATGCCCTTGTACCATATATATCAAAACTCTCAAAATCCCTGTACTTGTCAAACATAGCATGGGGCTTGTACTGGGGCTGCACGTTGTCATTTATCTTGTCGGATGAATCACCGTCCTCATATACCTTGTACCCTAGGTTGAATCCGGGAGAGGTCATATAAATGAAGAAACTGTCACTATCATCACTCTTTATAGGAGTAGACCCGATAATCTTGTCTATCCGTGTTGCTGCGCTCGCTCCCTCACCTGCCACCTTACCCGATTGAGGATCGGGTTCTCCGTCCGCCTTGTATGTATCCCATTCGGGAAGTCCTGACGGGTACAAATCTCCAAGTTTTTTCCCTCTGATGGAAGGATATATCCCACTGAACGTGTTTGATATGGTTTTTCCTCTCACGCCATAGTTTTTCAATCCATATTCACTGTCAATGAAATATCTTATGTTCCCGTCAGAATCATTCGGAAGAAGGATGTACGGGCAATAGCGTGATTCATCGGCAGGCTTAGCGTCCTTCTTGTATTCAGGCGGAACGTTCCTGCTTCCACCTTGTGGTATGATTCGGGTTATGACAGGTGTGCTTGTATCTACGGAAGAGGAAACTTTTACAGCACCTCCACCGTCACCCTGCTTGAATGTCCAGTTTACGGACGGTCTTGTCTTGTCCGTAATGGTTATTATCCCACCGTTCGCTGTCGTTGAGAAGTAATAATTGAGATAAAACTTGTCATAGAAAAATTTCAATGCTTCAAACAGGTTGGTGCCATCGGTTATGTCAATCATATCCTCTGTCAGTTCGCCTTCTGCATCCACATTCAATGTCCATGTGCCAATGCCTGTATATCCTGCACCCAATGACGCATTGTAAGATTCTATATTCGCTTCTATACGTGCTGCAAGCTGTTTTGCATCACCCCAAAACTGGAACAGACCGCCATGAGTGTATCTTATCTTATTTATTTCCCCACCTGTTCCGCTTACTATGTCAAGAAACGCCACATTCTGCAAAAGCACCTCCTTACCGTAAAATAGAAGGGAGTATTTGTATTTCCCTGCTTCGTTAAGATTATCTCCCGATGGGGCTTGGTACAGGATGAATGTATTACCGTTATATACGACTGTATCGTATTCCGATTCACTCTTTGAGTTGTATGCCTTGAACTCTATCGGAACAACGGAAACGACCTCACAAGTCAATTTTCTCACTTCCTGCAAAGACGGGCTGTATGAAAAATCAGCACTCTCCGCAATAACCCTATTTCCTCTTTTAATCTGTAAAATCATTGGTCTTTAAAGCGTTGGTTGGTCAATACTGAAATTTAACGAAAATGTATAGGCGGACACAAGTCGGTCCGGGTTCTGCAAGTCCTGAACGTCCTGATAACTCATCTTTGCGCCTGTTTCAAAACCCGTGCATCTTATCACCTGCTTTGCCGATTCTCCCCATACATCATTCCATATAGAGAAAGAGGATGAACCGTATGGCGTACCGGGAGTGGCAGGTATCACATTGGTTATATATGAATAGAACGAACGGATATTCGTCTTTACCGTTTCCACATCTCCCAAAGCGGCAAATGTTATGCTTCCTTCCGTTGGCTGGTAAACAGGCGTGACAGGTTCGTACACCTTCTGACCGTTCTTGTCATACCATTTTTCGGCATAGGCTTCCTTTCTTGTCGGCAAATCCCATAATCCCTTGCTTTCAAGTATATACAGCCTGTATGTGGCATACAAATCCTTTGCCGTATCGCTTCCTTTCTTTATAAAATATTTAGATATAGCCATTCGTGTACATTGTTTATTAGTGCAAAAATAACAAAAATAGTCTTAGAAACCATCTAGTTTTAAAAAATAATTTTCTATATTTGCATCATAATCGGTGCTTTGGATGAGTGGTTTAGTCAACGGTCTGCAAAACTGACAACAGCGGTTCGATTCCGCTAAGCACCTCAAGTGATTGGATTTTTTTTGTTCATAATCAAACTGGAACGCCCTGCCAACTGTGAAGCTAGCAGGGCGTTTGTTTTAGTCAATTATAACCTTTATCGCATTTCCGCCTGACCTTGGGGCAATGGAAACGACACTTAGGAGTGCTGTCTTTATCGCCATAGTTGCGGCAAGCTGCTGCTTGAGAACTTCAAGCTGTGCCAGTTGTATGACTGTCATGTTTATTCCGCCCGTTCCTGCCGAACCACCGTTTAACGATACCAACTGACGGAGAAGATCGCTTTGTACAACCATTTCGTATCTCATCCCGTTAAGATACCCCAACGCTTGATTAAATGCATTCTCGTCAACTCCTGCAATGGCATTGGACAGACCTTCCGCATTTTCCTCCGTTTCAGTAAGCATACCACCAAGGGCGTTGTTTATCTCATTGACTACACCTCCGGCTTCCGCAAAGGCTGATTCCAATGAACCCATTACATTTCCTAGTATTATAAGTTCATCCTTATCTATCTTGTTATCCGCAAACATACCACCTTTGCCGTCTGCTCCGAACAATGTGGTCTGTACCTGTTGCATTGCCTTTTCTATGTATTGTTGCTGTACCCAACTCTTAACAACATCTCTCATAACGTCTGCCACAGTGTCCTTATAAGCCTTTGCAGCATCCTCGCCTTTCAGCCATGCTTCAACAAGAGCATCACCTATCTGACTAGCCCAGCCTTTCAAGTCAATGCTATACAATTCGCTGGCAAGCGTTTCCGTATAATATCTTATCTCATACTCCAATTCTTTTATTGTCTGTTTGTAATCTTCTACTTTTTCTCTATCTGACTTTTTCTTATCTTCTTCGGCTGCTAGAATATCCTTTTGAATTTGCAACTGTTCTTTCAGATTTGATACCTGTTGGGATGTCACCTCATCAAGTTTTGCCGGGTCTATAATGTGCTCAAATTCCTTTTCAAGCATATTATATATATTGGTCAACTTCTTTGATTCAAATTCAAGATCTTCTATATGCTTTTGGAGCCTTTTGTCATGCTGTCTGTTAAATGTAGCGATAACATCAAGAGGCATGGATATTGCCGAGCCTATCGCACCTGCAAAATCACCGCTTTTGAATGAATCCAATGATTTCTTCACGCCTTCATTCATAACTCCCATAACTTCCGAGAACTGGTTCATTTCTCGCATAAATCCGCTCTCGGTATCCTTACCCATAGAATCCATGAGGTTGGACACGGATGCTATTATCTGCTGCATGGCTTTTATGGCATTGTATATGTTGGTTATGATAAAGTCGATAAGATTTACCGTCTGCAAAGCGTTCTGTGCGGCAGCCATCATTCCTTTACCAGTCTTGACAGCTTCCTGTCCGCTCTTATATCTTGATTCGGCTTCCGACTTGGCACTCAAAGCGGCATTGGCGGCTTCTTCATCACCATTCTTCATTGCGTCCTCATATGCCTTGGAAGCATTTTTGATGTCAGCCATAGCCTGTTGCATATCATTCATACCTGCCATCATCTTTGACTTTCCAGCATCATATCTCTTGTTGTACAGACCTTCAATACCATCTTTCATGTATGTTTGCAAGTCAGACTGATTGTTCTTCATCATCTTCTCTATCTGCTTGTCCACGCGTTCAAGTTCTTTCATGTACTCTCTTGCACTGATAGCACCCGATCTGAATGCACTATTAAGCATTTCCCTTGTCTTGTCAGCTACAGTATTTGCAGCTTCCATAGACATTGCTTCCACCGCACCGAAGAAGTTTTGATAGTCGGTAGTCAACTTAAACAAGTCCATCTCTTCGCTTTTCTGCAATGCGGAAGTCAAGGATGTATTACCCATTCCTTCTGCGGTTGCGATCTTTTTACGGTACTTTTCTCTGATAATATCCACCTGGGTATAATAATCTCCATATTCAGCCAAATCATTAGCATATTGTCTAGCCATCTCACCGAAATAGCCTTTCCATGCGTCAATCATACCTTGGATAACTTGTTTCTGTTCATCACCTATATTCTTATTCCCCTTAATAGCCTCCTGTACCTGATTGATATACTGGTTCATTGAGGTGAATGAAGATGTGTCGGGCACGACAGAAACGCCAAGGTCAAGATTCATTCCTGCCAATGCGGATTGCAAATTGTTATATATACCTGCTGCAAAACTTTCAGCCATGGTAGATGTGTCACCGCTGAATTGAACGGCAAGGTCTAAGGCAAGGTCTGAATCACCCGTTATCCCAAGTATGTCACTGTAAAAGTCATACTTGTTCTTGTATCTGTCAAACTCATCCGTAATCCTCTTCATCACCTTCTTGGCTGCATCAACATAAATTTCAGAGGACAATTCGGCTGCTTTCCTTGCATTTTTAACAGCATCCTGTGGAACACGTGTTTCCAATTCCTTTGCAGCCTTGTTGTAATTGTCAACAATAGCCTGTTTGTCATATACAAGGTCTACGCCAAGTTTTAACGCCTGTGAACCGTATATGGCTTCAATCTGCTTTTTGGCTTCTTCCTTACCTATGTTAATGCTCAAATCCTTGAACTTGGAATAGGCGGATTCAAGCAATGACAATCTGTTTTTCCAAAGGTCAGCAAGAGGATCTCTTTTTTGTCCTTCCTTCTTCTGCTTTTCCAGTTCAAGGTTGAATTGTTTTGCTGTTCCCGTAGCCTTTGACATCGCTTCGTTGGCAGCGTTAAACTCGCTTATTATTTGCCTTAATGTTTCAAGTTCTTCAGGGTCTACCAATCCTGTCAGTTCGTATTTATCCCCTACTTTTTTCAGTTTACCCTCTTTGGAAAATTTGTCAATAGTTCTCTGATAGTTTTCTATTGTACTTTTTGAATCCTTATATTCCTTTTTTACGGCATTAAAGAAATCTTCTACAGTCTTTATATCTGACGTTTTGATTGTTATAGTCCACGCTTTTCCTGTAATCTCGTCAAGAGATTTCTTCCATCCTGTCAATCCTGCTTGGGCTTCCCTATCATCAAGTTCAAATTGAATACGCCATCTTTCTTTTGCTAGTTCGTTTAATTTCTTTCTAGCATTTTCCCCTAATTCATTAGCTACTGCAAATTCATCAAGATGTATCTTTAATTGTTTCTGTTGCTCATCAGTAAGGTTTTTTACATCTATATTACCAAATACATCTTTAAGTTTTTTCTCAGTATATTTTGCAAATAAATTAAATGATGATTCAAGTTTTTTTACTTCATCCGTAATGCCCATCCTCAATTTCTCATACTCCTTCAACAATTCCTCACTGTCAAAATGGGTTTTGTTCTTGAATATTTCAAATGTCCGTGCATCTCCTGACGTTTCAGCCAAAGAACGTATCTTCTCTACAATAGTAGCCGCCGAAGCCCCTTTGTTTATCAGTTCGGTAAGTTCGTTTCTCCATTCCTTAGTACCCTTACCCATATTTATAATCTCCTTGGATGCCTGTACTATCTGCCCACGAAACTCTTCTATATCCTTACTTGCCGAAGTGAGTTTTACAGACGATTTCTCGTAATCTTTAAGCATATCAGAGAATGAATCGCCAAATACGCCCGTAGATGTTGACTTATCCGCCTTGAACATTATATCCGCATTTTCAGCAGCACGTTTATAAACCTGCTCTAGTTCCGATGCTGACTTTTGCAGATATTCCACACGAGATCTCTGATCATCTATTTTCTTACTGTTTTGTACTATATATTGCCCCATATTGCCATATTTAGACAATATTCCAGTCAGTGTTTCTTCATACGTCTGCAACTGTTTCGTGTCAAGCTGTTCAAGGTTTTCCGGGGTGAGTTTGTCGAAGTTTATCTTGTCAAGGTCTTTTTGCAAATCACTGTATGATTCACGGAAAGACTTTGCACTGTCCTTTATCTTCTGATTGAACTCTTCCGAACGTGCAGACATAATATGAAACGCTTCCGCTACAAGCCCTGCAACGGTAAGTATTGTCATAAGAGGATTAGCCTTTATCGTAAGCCACAATGTTTTCAATGAATTTGTCAAACCGAATGTTGCCAGTTTGAATCTGTTCATCAACATTGTCGTTTTTGTCATAGACAACATTCTTGCAGCTTCCGCACCCGTCAGTTTAAGTTCGGTGACAAGAAGATGCCGTTCAGCCTGTGTCAGCATATTCGTGGCAAGAATACGTTTTGCCATCTCTGCTGACATCTTTCCCGAATTAACGGCAGCAACTATCTCTACGGCAGACAGTTTTGACGCTGTCGCTATCTTCCACCTCTCGGCAGTAGTGAGCGTTCTGTACATTGCAGCCTGTTTAAGCAACTGGGCTTCCCGTAATTTCTCAGCCTTAATAGCATTAGTTGTTGCGACAACTTCTTTTCCTAGCATGGCTGTTCTAGCCAACTGCAATCCTTTCAATGCGGCATATCCTACAGCAACACCCTCTATTGCTTTGGAGAAATATCTCCAGTTGTTCATCGCATCGGTTATGCTTCCAACAATTCCTTTCAGAACGGAATCATTCGCCTCGCCTATGTCATTCATCATAATCTTGTATGAATCGGCAAGGTTACTTACCATACCTTTCAAAGATGCAGCTTGTATTTCCTGCATTTTGTAGAACATACCACCATCTTCCGTCATTGTGGTAAACATCTCCCGAATATACTCAAAAGGAATCTGACGTGTTGATATGGCGTCGAACACATCATCAGTAGTTTGAGCCACGCCTCTTACTTCTTCTAGTTTTTTTCTTAATGCGTCCAATGCAGGAATACCAGCTTCTGTCAACTGACGTAATTCCTGTCCCCTTAACACACCTGCGCTTCTTATCTGTCCATAAGCTAGAATAATACGCCCCATATCAACACCAAGACCTGCGGAAACGTCCGCAAGGCTTTTCATTGTACCGTACAATTCATTGACAGGTATCTGGAATGCTGCAAGCTGTTTGGTATATCCAACCAAATCACTGAACTGGAAAGGAGATATTACAGCAAGCCCCTTAATCTGACTGAATATCTGGTCAGCCCGTCTTGCATCCTGTATAATGGCACGTAAAGATACCTGTTGCAGCTCGAACTCCCCACGAATGGAAACAAGTTCCTGAAACATATCTCTGAAAAAGTAGAATCCTGCATAAGTCTTTATCGTATTAACAAACTCACGCATCATTCTGCTCTGCTTTGTCAGTTCCTCGGAAAACTCTTTTGAACTTGCAGCATTTTTCTGATTGGTCTGCTGCATCTTTGTTCCATAGGATGTGGCTTCGTTTACAAACTTGTTATGCTCCTGTATCTTCCTGTTTAGAAGAGTAAGGGTACGGTTATAGTTTGCATCAGTCGTATTAAGTGCATTACGCCTGTTCGTCAATTCAGAAATAAGATTGTTAGCCTGATTGATAGACGTAGGATTGATATTAAGCAATTCATTCGTTGATGTTTTTCTTAAAGATGATTGCAACTTCTCCAATCTGCCTTGCAATTTCTGAATAAGAGCGTCAGCCTTTGTTATCTGATTGCTGTTTAAAGGAACTTCAACCTTGAATTTATTCAATAGTTCAAGTCGTTTTTGTATGGCAGCAATCTTCTTGTTCAAGTCCTCAGCACTTCCCTCAGGCATACCAAGGGCAAGTCCAGACTGACCAGAAAGGTATTGTAGATACTTCTGATTGGTCTGCTGCATCTTTTTATTCGCCTGTTCCTGCTTTGATGCTTGTCTATCCATCTCCTTTGTCCGTGCAATCTCCATCTCGTATTGCTGGCGTAGAAGATTAAGTTCTCTCTCATCGGAAATGGACAATTTGGGCGCACTGTTAGCAGTAAGGGAATATGCCGTTTTCAATCTGTTCAATTCAGCCACAAGATCATCTATCGCTTTCTTCTGACTTTCAAGATTGGCTTTTCTTGTAGCCATTCCCTTATCTCCGCCTGCATTGCCTAGGTTACGGTAAGTCTTTTCCAGTTTGTCATACTCTCTTGTCGCTTCGACAATCTTGTTTGACAACCCTTCCATCTGAACAAGTATATCCATTTTCTTGTTCGACTTTCCTTTCCCTACCTTGGACGCGTTTTCATTCGCTTTATTTATCTTATCTACAACCTCGCTAAGTTCTGCATTCATTTTGCCTATATCGGTCAACATAGGCTTGAAGGACATCTCCTGGTTAAAGGTGTCCTGCAACTTCTTCTGTATATCCTTTATCTGTTTGTCAAGACCGGAATCATCTAGCCCAATCTTAAACTTTAATGCTCCTAAATCAACATCAGCCATAGTTATTGTTTTTTAATTATTGCAAAAATAGCAAAAATAAACACAATAGCATGATTTACAACAAACAAAAGCCCATTAGTATTTTTTAACATATTAAAAATTGTGGATAAAAACGATTATGTTATCTTTGCAATAAAATAATTTTTTAACTATGGCTATAGAAGAAAACAAAGTAACACTCGTTGGCGTAAATTCAGCTAGCGTAACATTCAGCAATGAAGCTAATGTGGAAAAACAATACAAGGTGAATGCGAATGTAAACGTATCAAACGGAAAAAACATTGATTCATTTGATGGCGGAGAGGTGAAGTCATTGGAATCAGAGAACCAACTCGCCACATTCTATTTCAATCAGAACGGTGGTATCGCAATCAACTACAACGATCATCCCGATTTGGAAGCACAAATTGCTATCATTACCATCATCAACTCTTTCGTAACCGATGTGAAAAAATACATTAACACGAAAGGAATCTCATCAGTTTCAATCTAAAAAAGGCAAGAAAAATGACGAACCAAGAAATGTTTTTAAAGAGATTAACTCTCTTGAATATCCCCTTATCACTAGAAGGGAAGGAACTTCCATCAGAACTGAAAGCAAAAATCATGCTTATGCGTGTCGCTTACGACAAAGCTGCAAAAGCATTCGATGATGATATGCAACAGGTTCTTAAAGAAATAAAGAAGGAAGGATATGACGAGCGCGCACAGAAAATCAATCACATGAAAGAGATTGACGGAAAGGAAGATGCGACAAAAGAGGAAAAGAAAGAAGCGGATGAAATCAGAAAAACAGAAGAAGATTTCAACAAGGAAACAGAAGAACTGAACAAAGCATACTCCGAAGCATACCAAGAGAAAATGAAAGAGGAATGTGATATGAAGCCTAGAAAATTCGCTTTTGAAGGATTCGCTAAAATCATTGAACTTATTGGTACTGACGGTGCAATTAAAGTGAAATGGAACTCTCCCGAAGCATTGGAAATACCGAAGGAGGAATTTATCTCGCTTATCGCAACAAATCTAGTAGATGAATAAGCCATTTTCTATATTGCTATTTTTTTTGTTACTGTCGTGTTCTTGTTCACGCAAGCTACTTCCATCTTCGACAAATACAACTATAGTAGACCACAACACGACAGTAACGGAAAGAGTAGTATGGCAATCAAAAATAATAACTCTTCCAACAGAACACATACAACATACAACATTTGAAGATAGTTCACACTTGGAAACATCATTAGCCATATCAGACGCTAAAATAATGTCGGATGGCAGGCTTTTTCATAGTTTGAAAAACAAGAAAGACTTTTTACAAGACAGTATTCCATCCTTGGACAAAGAAACGGTAGTGACGAAAGATTCGATAATAACCGTAGAGAAAATTGTAGAAGTAAAGGTAGAAAAGGAATTGTCTAAATGGCAAAAAATACTAATCAATCTTGGATACATAGGTATCGGTTTCATATTGTTTTCAGGTTACAAAATAGCCCGAAAGTTCGTGTAACTTTCGGGCTTATTTTATTTATCTACTGAACTAGGTGCTGGACCACTATCCTTTTTCATCCGAAGAATCACAGGATCGGTAATGTTATGGTAATACCCGTCTGTATGCTTATACACGATAGATAATTATATACAATTAATTATACAATTATATAAATACCTAACAATTTTTGTTTCTACATACCGCTGGATTTTATAAATATAGCTCTCATGCTTAAATTTGTCCATTGATTTTGCCCAGATTGTTGTGCTTGTAGGTTAATGCGCACCATTTTGGATGTACCTGTAACAAAATCTTCAAAGGCAGATCCAACGGTTACATAAACAGTCTTAGTTTCTTTACCAGAAAGTATTATGTCTGATGTCATAGGATTCATGTCTATTCCTGTAACAAACTCAGCATTATAATATCTAGATACAGAATTGCTTCCACCTGAATTAAGAGTACCGTTAACTTCTATACGAAATCTATATTGTTTGGTTATGTTAGTATTCCCCTCTCTTTTATTAGTAACCGTAAACTTAAATAAAATATTTGAATATTTAGTATAGATATCAAACGGGTTACTAGGATTTATGCCAGCAGTAAGATCATGCCAATTCATTTGACCATAATATGCAATACCGTTAAAAAGAGCAGATATTAAAGGTTCATTTACTATTCTAAATATCATAACAGGATAATTGTCATTATCCCAAGGAATAGGAACGCTCATAGGATATGATTCATCTCGTAGGTAAAAAAGTGCATAAATATTTCTCCCAATATCAGATTCAGAAAATCTAAATTCTATTTGAGCACCCATTCCTCCGTTTTCAATAGGCGTACTAGCCAAAATAGTTCTTATAACAGCAGGAACAGGCACAGTAGTAAGCGGATTTTGATAATACAAATCAACAGCTAATTTAAGTTTAGAAACTGTATGGCTTAACGCATAATCCAAATCACTAAGGACTATACTATTGTCTGAAACTTTCGTATAACGTACTTGATATAAATATACCGTCTGAGCTTGATAATTTACTGTAACAACATCATCTTTAATTACGCGCGTCCTTAAAAACGTTTCCGCATTATGATAATACCCATCAAAATCCAATATCCTAAATGGTTCGCTATTTCCACCTCTTGGAGGCTCATATTCATAAGATGTATTATTTTTGTAACTAGACAATACATCCCCATTGACATTTACGTTCAACCCGCAATTAGCATTATTATCACCTTTCCACCAAGTATCTAATTTTGAGTTTATAGCCACATCAGCATATCTTACAGGCTTTTTCTTACTCCATTTATTTATTTTCCCGTGGGTGTTTGCACAAGCATACCCTAAATCATAACCATCACTAGTAGGACCGATACCTAGAGTAGGATATACATCACTATCCAATCCGACAGGTGCAGTAATTTTACCGTTAGAGTGACCCATAGACTACACCTCCACAAATTTATTGCAGACGATATTGCCGCCTAAAGCCAAACTACCCGTCACACGTACATCACCATCAATAATGATAGCTTGTGACAAATCAAACTCTTCTGGTACCTCACTACCATCTAAGGCTATTATCTCATAAAGCCCCTCTGTCGGGCTAAAGCCCCTCTGTCGGGCTA